CTCATTAATTCAGCGCCGGCACCCTTAGCACCAAGTTTTGATAATGCAGCACCGGCTAAACCGGAACCGATTCCTTTTGTTTGAGCTTTAAGACGATCTAAAATATTCTCATCAATGGTACCATCTTCAACCATAGACTGAATTTCTTCAGCAATAATCGACTTTAATTCTTCTACAGTAATGTTCATAGCTAAGACCCTTTACAGCAGCGTCTCACTGGCTGCAACATCCACTTGTTTGTCCAAGTGACAAGAGTCTGGGTTTGATTGTTTGTGTTCATGCTTAATTCCTTCATCTCCAAAAATCATATTTAAAACATATGATGTTCCTGACGATAACCAACCTAAGATCAAAAAATTAGCCACAGTTACGTCAAAATTAAATAGTTCTGTAAACGGAGAAAGTAACATTAAAAACCAGCCTACATGGAATCCCATGCACATTGGACATCTGAATAGTTCTCCAAGTCTACCTTCGGTTGGTCTAATATCTTTAAAAATCTTTCCGTAAACAATAATTTGTGTCAGCCCGTAGGCACACAGTATAAATGTTAATAGTTCCATTAATTCCTCAAATAGTATACATGTAGTTTAATGCGTAAGGGTCCTTCACATACGTGTGTCTAAGCGAACCCTTCTCAGTTGCCTGTGGAACTTCACCAAGTTCTGTTGAGTCTTCTTTATCAGGATGTACTAAGTCCTTTTCAGACTTGGAAATAACAGCTTCAGTGTTTTCAAAGTATGGTCTTTCTTCCTCAATGAACTGCGATATATTAATTAAAGCAAGTTTAGCACCGTTTATATCAGGGTTTGTTGATTCAAGTATCTGACCTTCAAGCGCTCCAAAGTAAGAACCAGCTTGAATACTTTCAGCCTTAATAATTCCTTTTTTCATCAGCACAGTCATTAGCCTATTTTGAGCACCATATACTAAATCTGATAATGTTTCTTTGGGAAATGCTACTACTTTTTTAGTTGATGGCGATAAAACAATATCAATATCACCATGATCAAAAATCATAACGTCGCCGTTAAGCGCCTGACGAGCGTTAAGCTCAAGTCTAACTTTCTTTTCATTAGCTTTTTTACCAACACGAATAACGACGGGCATTTTAATTAAGTTCCTTTACAAGTTCTTGCACCTTTAAAACTGTGAGCAACATGTTTGTATCTGCCTCACCTTTTGAAAAGGTTTCTAATTTTTCTATAATTGTATTTGTTTTACTAATCATTTCATCATCAGCAGAAATTTCTTCACTACCTTTAGAGTTTACAAGCTCTGCTTTTAAACGTGCCAATTCTTCATTTAAAAACATTTTAAATTCAAGTGCATTATCAACAAAGGAACTGATGTATAAGCTAAGTAATTGCTTTTGCTCCTGCAAAAGAACACTATCGTATTTGTTGTTAAACTTTTTAACAAACTCTTCGACAACTAAGTTGTCAACATCAAAATCGCTTGTTGAATCTGCAGAAGCAGCCATTTGCTTAAGAACAGCTTGTTCTAAAATTACAGACTCTTTAGGGCTACTCATAGAATTAAACATTTTATGAATGTTAGCTAACGATTTGTAATTTGGGACAAAATTATTAAACACTGCAGGCTCTAATTCTTTATTTACATCTTTAATCAAATCTGTTTGGCTTATAAATAAACCATGCGGATCCAAAACACGATGTCCTAATTTCGCCTCTTTCATAATTTTTTCACAAATATCTTTATCTAAACCCTGAGATTCATAAAGAGATTGATAACACTGTAAATCTTTATAAAGTATGGAATCAGGTGCAAAATGTTTTTTAATCAATTTGACAACGGTATTTTTTCTATCGTGGTCACCTTGTAAAATTGCGGACGTTCCTTCTCTAATCAACGCCTCGTAAACAAAAGCAGTATTTCTTTTTTTGTTATATTTAGTTTTCATCATTTTGCTCCGTTATGATTTCTTTTTTATCTTCTAAACTTTTAATTAAATGATCTAATGATTCGTTTACTTGAAAAAGTTTTTGTTCTTCATTAGTCTCTTTCAATTTATAAATAGGTTCTTCTTCTTCATAAATACCATTTGCTATATTTGGAATTGGTGATGTAGCAAGGTCACGGGCGCCGGGAAACTTTGCTCTATTGGCTCTACCACCTTTTTCTCTGTTATATAAGGCATGTGTAGAGCGAGTGCGGGCGCCCATATCTCTCTTGTCATTTGTACCATCTTTTGCAATGTAAGTGCTCTTTTCATATTCTCTAACTTTATCGTTTCGAGAGCCGGGCGGTACTGCAAGAAGTGCTGAATCATCAGCGCCACCAGCACCTGCATCAGCGGCGGGTATTTCAGCAGGTGTTTGAGCCGCATCGTCGGCCGGAGGAGTTGTTGTAGTATCACCAGTCAGAGCACCAGCTAAGTCACCACCTCCGAGTCCTCCACCAAGGGCGTCACCACCTAAGCCTCCAGCGGCTGCACCGCCGGCAGCAGCAGCTTCAGCAACTTGTTGAAGTGATGCATCATATTTGCGGTCATAGTAAATTTCTCTTTGATTGCGAACAAACTCTTCGTTAGACATACCAAAGATATGCTCGCCAACCCAACGTCGAGAAAAGTATCCCTCTGTTGCAGAAGCAGCAATATCAAACTTAGATTTCCAAAATTCAATTTCTTGAAGCTCTGCAATCTTTGACGGGTTATTGAGGCTAAGCGCAAACGAAAGAAGATCGTCGCCACGAAAACCAAGAGTATACAAGTGGATAATACCAATCTTTTCTAATTCAGAAGTAAGAATTCTTTGAAGCCTTTGAATAGTTCTTGCAAAACGAATATCTTTCTGAGCAAGTGTTGTTTTATCTTCGGCCGCACCTTCGCCCATCGCTAAGTATGGCTGTGGAATTTTCAGAGCGGAGAACAGCTTGTCTCTAAGATACTTAACATCCTCAACAGCAGTTGTGTTTTGTCCACCAGCTAAGTTTGTAACATCGGTTACGGAACCGGGACGAACTGGAATAAAGTAATCTTCTTCAATACTCATTGGGTTATAGCGCAAATCAACTCGACCAGTTTGTTGATCAATCACGGTATGTCTTTTTAGCTGTGTAACAATCTTTTCCATGTATTGTTCGATATCATTTGGCGGAATACCACCAACGTCAATCTTAAATAATCTTCTCTCAGATGAGCGAATAACTCGATAAGCCATCATAGCATCTTCAACAAGCGTAAGCTGCCTAAAAATACGTCGAGCAGGATCTAAAACAGATGTACCGTATGGTGCGTGCTTATCATTACCAAGAACTCTAAAGTGCGCGATTTGCCAGTTTTCAAATGTCATACCGGCGGAGTTCCACTGATACTGAATATAGTTAGGGTTAGTAGAATCTTGCCCTTCAAGTCTTTCGACTTCTCCAATAGGAATAGAAATAACAGACTGAATACCAAAGTTGTCATCAATATCTAAGTACAAGAAAAAATCTCCGTATTTACACATTGTCCGTGCCCAAGAAAATAAATTGTGCTCTAAGTTAAGAACCTTAGAATAAAGGTTATGTAGCACAGCTTTAATTTCTTCGTTGCCACATTTGATGTTAAGCATTGGTCTTAGGTCAGAATATGTTGACATCTCATCAGCATAAATATCAAGTGCCGATGCAATCTCTGGCATGTATTCCATTTGGTCAAAGTCTACATACCGTTCAACGCGGCGCTGGCTCTGCATAGCATTATATGCAATATTATCAAGTGGCGATGACAGCGCTTTTTTGAACTGCTGACCAGACGCGGTGCGAAAACGTGAAGAATACTTATCTAAATGTTGTCTTCTAATTTTTGTACCAGACTGCGATCTATAGTTTATTATTGGACCAGAGAACAATCTAGTAAGCGCTTTAAACAACTCAGATTGTTGATTCGCTGGGTTTCTACCTTTTTTCTTATTATCTGCCATTTATATTCTCACTTTATAATCCATTTGTATTGTTCGTATAAGCTTTTTGCTTCACTAATTTTATCAAATATTTCTTTTTCTTTGTAGCCGTGTTGACCCTTAATTTGTGTATTCATAACAGTTTTTGTGGTATAAACAGCTTTAGCGAAAGCTTCTTTGTAGTTTAAGTCTCTGGCACTAGCCTGAAGTGCTGTATCCCTAACCCAACATGCAATTGCCAACGCCATAATTAAATCATCATGGTAGCCTTTCATTGCTTGTGGTTTACCGTTCCTCCAAATAAAAGTCTTCATTTCACTTATAGTGCGAGATGAATATACCGTAATTAGTTTATTTCTGATAAACTCTTCTAATTTCGCTATGATAAGAGGTCTAGTCTTCATAGAAGTGGTAAAACCGGGCACTGCAGAATTCATACTTTCAGCCATATACTGATCAATATATTCATGGGTTGACTTTATCGAATGATACAAATTAGGATATTCCATCTCTAAAAGTTTATCCAATACTGAATATCCAACATTGTTGTTTTCGACAACCAATAAGCACTCTCCAAATTCTCTACCAACTTGATTGAGCACATTCGCGTACATATCAAGAGTTGGTTTTCCTTGATATTCTACCACAACTTCTAGTGTCTCAAGTTTTACAATGTGAAATGTAGAGTAGTCAGCACCATCGCCTCTGGCTACATCAGCTACCATCAGATAGTTACAAGATGGATCGTACTCTTCCCACATCCAAATATTTCTGTCAAATCCTGTTCTGTATTTCGGTTCACGTACATTTGATAAAAGCCATTCCATACAGTCAGGATCAATTACAGTTTCGCCAGATGTGTTGAAGTTACACTCAAGCTCTTGTGCAATCTGACGCTTGGACATGTTTCTAGTTTCTTTTTTGTACCATTCTTCATCTCTATCAGGATGCACGTCCCACGGTAACGTTGTTAGATTAAAGTTGTTTGCTCCCGATTCGGCATCAGCGCAAGTTTTATGAAACCAATTTCCAACACCGTTAGGAGTAGATAGTGCAATACAGCGACCACCAGTAGACAGTGTAGGATACAGACCAGTCCACAACTCTTCTAAGCCCTCAATATGTGCAGCCTCATCAAGCACCAACAGTGACAGTGCTTCAGAACGACCAGCATCCCCAGATGTAGATGCTGCCTTAATTGTTGAGCCATTTGACAACTCAAAAGATGTTCTGTTATCAACCGAGATAGTAGCAATACGAATCCACTCTGGAAGGTTCTTCATAATACTTTTGACTTTCTTTACAAGGTTTCCTGCTGTGGCGAATTTTGTTGCCATAACAAGAATAGACTTGTCTTTGTGGAACAGCATTAACCAAGAAATATACCCGGCTGTAATCGTTGAAATACCCAACTGTCTTGCTTTTAAAATTACATTAAATCTGTGATCATTAAAATCATTCAGCAATACGTCCTGAAAGTCATAAGTATTAAAAAGTATAAGCCCGTGCATCGGGTGAGATATACGGGCATAGTTTCTTAAGAAGTAAGCAGGGTCTGCTCCGCACTTTAAGATTTCTTGAACTTTTTGTTTTTTGGTGAGTTCAAAGCTCATACACTCTCAGCTAAAACTTTTTTAATTAAAAATTTGAGTTCTTCAAGCTTGAACCCAACTTGTCTACCTTGCTGCTGTCTTGCATCCATTTCTTTGCCACCGTACAAGGAAGTCATAATTTCTTCGGCCGCTTCAGGTTCAAAACGCGAAAACACAGCATTAAAGATTTCTGCTACTTCGCCTGTATCAGCACCTTTGACCATATCATAAATTGCATCTTCAATATTACCAGACATAACGACATCATCATCGGAATCAGAATGTGGCTTTTCCATTGGTGCAGTGTCAGAGGGCTCAGAGGTTTTTGGATTTTCTAAAGCTCTTCGACGTGCGTACTCTTTGTCGCCAACCATTTTCTTAATGAGCTTTTCAGCTTCCTCGCTATACTCATCCAAATTTTCTTCTTTAATATATTCTTCAACTATAATGCGTCTTAATTGATCTTCGGTGATTTTCATTTTACGATTCCTTTTTTCTGGTATCGTTTTGTGGACGCTTTCCGCCATCGCCAGTCCAGCCACCTTGATCAATAAACTTTCTAAAGCTATCTTCAGGTTTAGTGTCGGCTTCAGCAGCTACTGCCATATCTTCATTAAGACCACCAACTCTATAATTGCAAACGGCTGTTACCCATGAGCGCACTCTAGTGGAGTTTTCGACACGCACATCCAACTCTCCTTCTTTAGTAAGAGCAACTGATTCACCACGAATCTTTCGATATTCTTTTTTAAGGAAAGCAGCTATTTCAGCAATCTGTTCTTCAACTCTTGTTTCAAAACCGCTAGCATAAACTTCCTTTAATTGCACTTCTGACATGTAGGAAAGAGTCATCATGTTTCCACTAAAGCGGACATTAAATCCATCCATAACTCTTTTGTCTAAAATGGGATCTCCCTCCTCTCTTTGCAATCCAACCAAGAGTGGTTCCCCATTTTCATCAAGGGCGCCATCATAAGCGTTAGCTGCTGCTTGTGACAAGCCCTGAACGATTTCGTAAACTGTAGCCATTATAATTATCCTTTTTTAATTTGTGGTCGCCATCCTTGCTCCCATCTTTCTTCTCTTCCATCAACGTATTGAATATAACATTTGTGACAACATTTAAATTTTGTTATACAAACATCATCTTTAACACCACTTGGGAATGAAGAACAAACCGGGCAAGAACGTAAATGTTCTCTATTAAGTAGTTTTTTTGAAACCTTTATACCATTTATATCAATTTTCTCAACGTACTCTTCATTTCTTTTAATCTTATCGTACATTTCTTTCATCTGGTTAAGATATAATTTTTCTTTTTCTTCATCCCAGCCAGCATGTGGATTGGCAATTGCTTCTTCTCCATACTTTTCTTTAATCGCTTTTTCGATAGATGCGATTTTATCAAAATCTTTTTCGCTCATACACCCCACCAAACATCTTCGCCGCGTCGGTAATTTTTAGTTTCTTTGAATTTATCTTTATTGACAAGATGATCGTCTCTGAATCTGCAATAATTGTTTGGCTGCAGGGCGAACTGTCCATCATCAAGCGATACAAGGTTCAAAGGTTTATGCTCTTGTGGATAGCGGTCAAAGCCATTTGTCCAATCAATCATAATACCTGTGTGTCTGCCTTTCCAACCAAATCTAAATAATTCGACTTCAAGACCTTCAAGATACTTTGCGCCATAAGCTTCGATATCTGGACCCATAGCAGCCCAAGGACACAAATCTAAATATGGTTTTTCTTCCCACGATTCAGGTCCGTGAAAGTCTGACATTGCATGCAAAGGCAAGCCTGACCAGTGAGCGCCTGACTCTAATAAGACATGTGCCATTGGAATCTGACCCTCTCTAGAATGTATACCATGCCATAAAGCGTAGGTATAACCTTCCGGCATGTTTGGGCCCAAGTAAGAATTGTTGACCCATACATAAAAGTGATGTGGTAAGTTAGCGTGTTTCATTTTGATAGTTCCTTGTCGATTGCATAATAACTAGCACCACCAAGTGCAACGCCACCAATAAACCACAACCATTTATATTGCGGAGAAGTTTTTTTCAAAGAGCTAGATAAAGCTTGTATTTCTTTATCTTTTTGCATTATAAATAAATCGTATTCTCTAGTCAAGGAATCGTGTTCAATTTTAATATTTTCTAATTTGTATTCATATTCTTCTCGGAGTATTTTAAGTTGATAATCAGTTCTTATTTCACATGCGTACAAAGCAATATCATACTCAGATAAGATCTTTGACATTGCGTTCTCGTCAAACAAAACACCCTCGAAGGGTGCTGGTGCCTTGTATTCAAGTATTGTAAACTTTGGTGGCTCAGTCGCATAAACAGTTGATGTTAACATTAACAATAAACTAAGGAACATATTCGACTCCGAATTTGTTTTCTATATCCTTAATAAGCTGTTGCTTATCATCTCTATATTTTCTAGTATACTCTTTTGTTTTATTTAATTTAAGCTCTTCTAGTTCTTTACGTGCATCTTCGTACTCTTGCTCAATAACAGCAATAGATTCTAAATGACTTTCCATGAGTAATTGCTTCTTTTGTATTTCTTGTTTGTGAATTTCTTTTAAACCTTCAATCTGAGCTTGAACTGAATCAGACTGAATTTGATATGCCTTTTGCATAAGATGATAGTCATATCGACTTTTTAAAGCCAAAGCAAGACATAAAAACACTATGGTTATTGTTTTCCAGTTTTTCAAAGCAAATTCAAGTATAAGCTTTTTAGTCATTATAACCTCGCAATCTAGCGATGCCATCAATAACTGTCTGACCTCCGATATAGATTGCTGAAATAATTACCCAGTCTTCGCTAGTTACGTGCCCAGCTAAGGTAAGCCCTGTGGCCGTCAACCACACCATTAGTTTTCTAGACGTAAGTTTTGCTAACCATGTATCTAAAAATGCTTGTGCTTTTGCAGACACAATCACCTCACCCTTTTTCTTTTGCTATTTTAGTTGCAGTTGCGTACATCACTGATTCTGCATCGTCACCATAGCGACGTTTAAAATCTTTCTTAGATTTCTTCATGCCCTTAACAACTTTTTCTTTTTCTTTCTTTTCTGATTTAGTCAGGGATCTTTCAGCGACTTGATCTAATTCTTCTTCACCAGATAAGTCTTGCGCTATTTTCTGTCTATTTTGACGTGCTATTGTTTTGCCTTGAGCTTGCTGTGCCAGCGCAACATACTTGTTTTTACTAACTGTTTGTGTTGGCGCTACGCCGACTGCCTTCTGGACTTGGGGCAAAATTTTATCTGCTACTCCAGCACCAACATCGTCAACATATTTTGTAACAGCTTTAGCCATGTCGTCAACATATTGACCAATCAGTTTATTTGATTTAAGTGCGTTAAGAGTTTTAGTAATTTTTGGCATTTGCTTAGAGAGTAGCTTGCCCAAATAGGTGCCGGCTCTTGTTCCACCCTTAGCCCCAAACTTACTAAGATAAACTCCTATCTTGCCGCCTTTACCAATAGCATCTCCAACTGCAGGAATCATTGATATAACTGACAACGCAGCCATTAAATGTTCTCCTTTTTTGGCATACAATGCTGCATTTGTTAAATCTGCTGCTTCACCGATGCCGGGAATAAGACCAAGAACATCAAGACCTATGTGCGGTAATTCTTTTTTCCAATCTTCAGATAACACCTCTTGTCGCATTTGATTATGCAGTAAGTCAATTCGCCTCTGCTCTTGCAACATTATTTGCTCATGCCGAAAAAGTTCAATTTCTTCGTTGATCATTTGTTTAAGATTGGATTTACTAATTTTCATCCAAAGAACCTTTGAAACTTAGCGTTGACTATATTATTTTGCGCCATAAATTCAGGCATACATGCGAGTATAGCATCGTGAGTAGGCTCCCCATCATACCATTCGAGAAATAATTCTACTGCATTTGATTCTCTTAGAGGTCTATCACCCATACCTTTGCTTACGCAAACTTGCACAAATAAGGCGCGCAGATCGATTTCTTCTGTTGTATCTTCTACAAGTACTGGTGTTGCTGCAATAGCATGTGATGTTTTTGATACTAAAAAATTCCAAAGTTTGTTTAATAAATTAATCATTTTACTATCCAACAACTTCTACTTTGTTAATACCTCTACTCTTTAATAAAGTTTGTGCTAGCCAAACTGCTGGATCTGTGGCGGCTCTATCACCCGGTTCAATCATATCAATGTATGCAGATTGCGTCATATTTGGCACCGTCGAATAATCCAGCGCGTATCCAAATTTATTATCGTAATCTCCCGTAGAGGTTCTAGTGGTCTTTACAAGAGATCTCAATTGATAATATTCTACTTCGCCGGGATTCTTTAAAACAGGTTCCCTTCCAAGCTTTTGTCTCAAGGCGACATATGCGCTACGGAATTCTCTGGGGTTGCTCATATCAAGGACTTGTGCTTCTTGTTCGTTTAAGTCCCTATATGTTGTCTCGTTCAAAAAGTAACGAGGGTCAATTCTTTTTGTGTTTTTTTGTCTAGCCATTATAATCTCCTATGTCGCTAATCCATTCATACTTAGTATCGCAATCAATCCGGGCACATTCTTTCTGACGTAAACACCAGAGAAAAGTGTCTCGCATCGACCGCCGACATAAGCGATTGCCGACTCAATATTCTTGCTAACCTTCGGGTCTGCTACCATCTCTTCTGACACAACCAACACTAACGAACCAGCAGCAGCCTTACCCTTGGGTGGAGGACATGCAGAACGATTCATGCAGTTGTGAAGGATCACCGATCCAAGCTTTCCTGTATTTGGATCTTTTATCATGGTAGAGCCAACAAAGGCTCGACCGGTCTGATCTAAACAGGTTTCTAAGTCTTTACTATCAAAAGATTGAATCGGTGAATCCTCACTGGAGAGCTTTAGTATTTGTGCGAAAGACTTAGCAAATTGTGTGTTTGCGACAGGGTACATGCCAAGCATACCAATCCGGCCGCGAAGTAATCGTGTAGAACGCTCGTTGTCAAGAATAATGTGCGGGTGTCTTGACACATCGTTAGCAAGCGCCAACGCATTACGAGCGATAGTGGGGTTTAGGTTCTCTTGTGCGGTTGGCCATGAAGTAATGTATACTACTTGTCCAGCAGCTTGAACAGAGCGAAGGTAGCGCTCAAAAACAGGATGAAGAGCAGTGACGCTACTACCGGTACCGCCACCGCCACCAGCAAGGACGAATAACCAATCAACTTTCCCAAACTTGATGCGGAGAGCATCTTCGACAATCGCTCCATTTTGTGCTAAAACCTCTTTTCCATATTCTACGTTTTTACCAATTCCATCAGAATCGGGGATAAGGACAACGTGATCCTCTTCGACATTTTTTGGAATGTCCTTGCCTGTTGTATTGACAAGCAGTGTTTTATTAAAACCTAATTCAAGAAATGCGTTAGCCATCTTGTTACCGCCGCCACCAACACCAACGAAGCCAACGTTTATTGAAGAAGGAGCCGTGTTCTCTGGGAGTAGATCTTCATCAGAGTATTCCATCTGTAATCCGAAATCCTCGACCATACCGAAATCTTCAGCATCTACTTCTTCGTGATAGTGATCTTTCTCCTGATTAAAAGAGGGTGGTGGTTCTGCGGGCGGCAGAAAATCAAACTCATTGTTATCGTTGTCGTTCATTATTTATTCCTTTGTGCCGTACAGCGCTTGGTTTTGTGCATCTTGATAGATTTTATTAGCCAGATCTTCGGCTTTAATTTTTTCAAAGCCGCCGGGTTTGTTTGGAGCGTCTATTAAGAAATTAGAAGCAGCATTTTTAATCTTTCGCCTTATTCTATTTCCGTATGTCGAGCGCGGTTCGAGGAATTCATCACCGTGCTGAAAGTCAAATTCAAATTCAATTGTTGTTTCTTGAGAAAAATCATTGGGATCGAGAGCGGCGCCCTTTGGTGCAAACAATTTAACAACTGCGCCCATCACGTTGGCGTAGCCGGTCTTGTAGAATTCAAGAATAGATTTACCCGGCATATAGATTAATGTGCTCTTTGGTTTATCCTTTTTGTCGCGACCCATCATTCTATCAAGGAAGCCCTCGTCTATTGCAGTTTCGAGTTCTTCTTTAATGACCTGCTTAAGTTCTGACCTTTTCATTTTCACTTTATTTACCGCCACCAGTAAGGGCACCCAATATAGCTTGTAACACAGCAGGGTTTGCGAGAGCTTTGGTAATTATTGGCATTAAAGCTGGCAAAACTTCATTTAATTGTTCTTCATCCAGAGATAAGACCATATCAGTAGTTGATTCTAAAGAATTAAGAGTTTCTGAAACTATAGAGTTTTCAGTTATTTCCGTTTTATTATCAATTTCTTCCATGATAATTTGTTTAAGTTGTTGTTTAGTAATTCTCATTATTGGTTAACCTTTGCATATCCTGCTTTTTTATCAATCACGATTTGCATATCTACACAATCTTTAAGTGAGTCAAGGTGTGAGATTAACAAAACATTCTTGAAATACACTTTAATTAGTTCCAAAATCTGAATAAAACCCGACATATTATCTTCGTCCAGTGCTGTACCCGGCTCATCAAGGATAAACAAGTCTGACTTTGGCAGTGATGAAACTCCCAACAATGCTAAACGGATAGCCATTGCTGACAGTGATTTCTCGGCACCTGATGCCATCTCTATCGGTCGCTCTTCATACTTTGGATGCTTGATGTTGATATCAAACTTATTACCTGCAGCTTCAAAGAATACTTCAAAGTCAACAATATTAGCAAGCACCTTCGCAATCTCTTCGTTGATTACTGGTATCTTCTTCTTAATAACATCGTAAGCAATACCGTTAGGATGCATACATTGCATAAACAAATCAAACGCCGCAAACTCTGTCTGCAAATCTTGATACTCTTGTTTTTGTTCTTTGATTGTTTCAATCTTTTGTTCGTATGAGCCAACTGATTTTACAAGCTCTAATGTTGCTGTATCACAATCATTAATTCTTTTTTCTGTTTGTTCAATCTTATAGTGACACTTATTAAGCTGAGCAACCAACAGTTCTAAGTTTTCAATTGCTTCTTTATTAAGCTCATACTCGTCGTGCTTTGTTTGTAGTTCGTCAAGTTTATTTGTGATTGTATGAATCAAATTTTTATTTTTTTCAAGCTCTAGATTCATATCAGCAATACTAGAAGATATCTCGTGCTTACTGTTTTCAATGTTGCGATATTTTTCAAGTTGCTCGTCAACTTCATCAGGATTAAAATCATTAATTAAGTTTTTTAATTCTTCAATAGAATTTAAAACACTGTTTTGCTCGGCTTCAATTGTGGTTTTGTTTGCCACAGCTATATGTGCGTCTCTAATAAATTTGCATGTAGGATAAGATGTACCGCATGGAATATTATTTAATAGTTTTTCTTTGTTGATTACGTTTTCGTAATCGTCAGATAACTTATCTATTTGCTTTTCTTTATCAGAAAGCTCACTATTTTTTGTGTTAATTTCATTTTGCAGTTTTGTATAATGTTCCAAATCGAACTCATTTACAAAATCATTAACTTTTTTATAAAGCTGCTGTTTAAATTTCAAGTCAGAATTGATTTCATTATTTCTCGATTCCAACGAAATGATTTGATTCTGTTTAGCAGCGATTTGTTTTCTAACTGTTGAAATATCAATAATTTCGGCCGGGATAGAATTGATTTTATTTTGTATTTCTGAATCAACATCTCTTAATTCTGACAATGCAGACTTAAGTGAATCACACAGTTCTTTACGTTCGGTTAGCCCAGTGCGCGCTTCAGACAATAGTGCTGTCGCAGTTTCAAGGTCTTCATCATAGTTTTTGCTTTCTAATCTTTTTAAGGCACCCTTTAAATCAACAGAATCTTCTTTGGCTAATTTGAACTTACGATCAAACAATTCAAGGTCCAAAAACTTTGCAATGATTTCTTTACGGCGTGTCGAGCCTTCATCGATAAAAGCTAGTGCTCCATGTTGAGAGGACAGAGACGACACTGAAAAGTCATCAAGTGTACCAAACTGCTTTCTTATATTTGCGTCCGTTAGCGTTCTAGTAAGACCATTTAAAGAAGTTGTTTCGCCCATTACAGGGTCAAACACTTCAAAGTTCAACTCAGTTTTGGCTTCTAATGTTTCTTCACCTTTCAGTCTTTTAACGTATTTCTTAGCCGATCTTTCAACAGTGTACGTTTTATCACCAATCTGTATTTTTACCTTACCTCGACAAAACTCTTTATTTTGATTAATAACATTCAAGTTCTTTCGTTCGTTCTTGGATGTTGTATTGAATAGTGTCCACAGGATACCATCAATAATACTGCTTTTACCAGAAAAGTTTTTACCAAAGATTCCAATAATGCCACTTAGCTCTTCAAAGCTAACATTATTACCATCCCCGTAATTAAACAGATTGTCAAACTCAAAGTCAACAAGTTTCCAGTTAATATTCCGCGATACATCTTCATTGTCCTCAACAATTTTATTATACTTCTTATTTAGTTCGTAAACTTTCTCAAGCGTCTTTTCTGGTACTTCATAATCAACCAGATATTCATCAATTAATTCTTCTTGTACTTTTATGTCCCGTAAGTTTTCTGTTTGTAAACCATCAGTCAATGATTCAACAGAGCCTCGCTCACCTGATGCTCGGTTAAGGAATGATATTGTTTCTGGCTTAAATCGATGCTTTGCGATATCCACCGCACGCTTCATGGTATCCAGCGGCAAATTGTTATTACTAACGAGCCGCAAACGAGCACCAAACGGAATAGAAATATTCTTTGGCATTCGTCCTTTACGAGTAAGCTCAATCGTGATAAAAGGCTTTGGATTCGTAAGGGAAACATGTCTCGTAGTCCAAGTATTTTTATCTTCAATATCCCATATAAGATAGCCTTTATCATTTGACTCTCCATGATTCTGCTGAACTAGTGAGCCGGGATACTTGGCTCTTCCATGATTATCTACTTTTTGATCTGTCTTGTGGATATCTCCAAGCATAGCATAATCATACTTTTCAAGCTCGTCAAGAGAAATATCACCGTGTGTCATCATCCAGCCGCTATCTGTGACTGAGCCCACAACAGAGCCGTGATACAGGGCAATATTGACACGATCTTGAGGTAATTCCTTTTGCCAATTCTCAGGGTCAACAATAGACAAGACGTGCAGATCAATACCGGGTGCGACCTCTACCACTGATGCATACTTATGAAAGTGTATATTAGGGTGTTCAAGGTAGTCAACAATAGGTGATATGGCATCAAGCCTACCACTATTCTTAAGATTCATATCATGATTACCGAGAATCATATGATAAGGTGCAATGTCGGCTAAGCCAACAAACAACTCGCTCATCATTTTAATTGCTTCTGGTGACATGTCGAGCTTTGTATGAAAGGTGTCACCCGTGTTCACAATAATGTCGGGCTTTTCTTCTCTCAGCTTTTCGTAAAGCTGCTCAAATACTGCTCGATATTCTTTATGATATTTTAATTTTCGCACATGAATATCGGAAACGTGCGCTATCTTAATGGTCACAAATACACTCCTATAACATTTACTATATCATTACACAGTGTAACTGTCAAGCATTTTCTTTAGCTAAGCTTTTTCCTTTGGCGCCCCGTTCTGCAGTTTTGTCTTGCCAAGCTTTATATGCAATTGACCAAGATGAAGGTAAAAGCCTTGTTCCGGTTGACTCAGACTTGTAAAAACTCCCTTGACCTTCCGAGCCCCACTTATTAAAATCCCTCACAAGATCTGCTAATTCTTGTATATCCATAGTCTGATAGTATTGTTTAAGGTCTTCCTTTTCGGCACCGCGAGTAAACGTGTCCTTAAATCCCTTTGGAAGACTATCGTATGGGACATACGTAATATAAACTCCTCCGCGCGCGGTTTGTTGCATTTTGCCAGTGCTTTCAATTTCACCTCTGGAAGCAAACTCAGCTTCAAGACGATCCATTGCAATATCTTTAGCATCATCAGCACCAACACCTTGTTCTAAATCTGCAGGAATTTCGCCTTCACGGCTACTAGAAGCAATGGCATCTTCAATAAATTCAGCGCGTGCATCTGATATATTTTGACCAGCTTCAATTGCGTTTTGTAACTGTTCTGCGGCGGCCGGTGTAGTACCAACACCTTCTAATTCTTGAACATTTGACGCAACCTGTGTGCCAAACGCCAACGCAGCCATAACACTTATTGAAACGCCTGCTTTTCTAGCCGCACTTTTTATACTATCAAGTAGTGATTTTTCAATAATTAATCTTCGTTCTTCGGTAAGATCAAGTTGCATTTCTGATATTACTTCAGTAATTGTTTCCTTAACAATACGAAGCTCTATCTCTTCACGTATGATTTGGTTCAATCTAGTTTCATTAATAATCATTGTTCAATTACTTTTTCGATTCATTAAAATCATCACCTAAATCACGCATAGTTCGTGCTCTGGCAGCCCTCTGTGCATCACGCATGCGTTGAGCTTGGCGAATTTGTTGTGCTCTTTTTTCTTTTTCTTTTCTTTCTTTCTCTTTTTGAATTTGAACGCGCTTCGGAGTCCTAGGTGGTCTTGGAACAAATGGAATTGATTGTGAAAGTTCTTCATCATCTTCGCGACCCGGTGGAGGCGCGGGAGGCTGACTGGTGTCGATATCCTTAACCTTGGGAGTTGGTCCCGCTTTTTTAGCAGCAGCTTTGCGCTTTTGTTTATCTTGCGCTGCCAGCTTAGCATTATATTCGGGCCCTTGATAAAGAGAATCCTGCACTTTAATTAAAATCGAGCGAAGTGCTTCTCCCTTTATAGTTCCTAAAATATCAGAAACCCCCAATACACCTTGAACACTATTCCAAATCGTAGGGTACTCTTTCGCAAATTTATTAAGTTTATTTTCCATTTCGTTTGCAGTTCTAGCTGGCTCATAAGCCAACTTTCGCAAAGATTCAGGAGTTTTTGGATGACTCGCTACAACATTCATTAAAGGTATAAGCCATCTCCATGATCTAACAACAAAAGAGAGACCGGGTATTTGTAATTCATGAAGCTCTTGAGCAGAAGATTCCTCTAATAAATCATACTCTGCAATTATTTCATCAATGTGCGCGTACTTATCTGTCTCATTAACCCAACGCTTAAAATTTTCGTTGATAAACTTTTGATTGTTATTCATTTTACACCGCCGTAAGCAAATCTAACAATAAATAGTTATCTCTGTCGATAAACGATGCGTTTTCTTTTCTTTGTGCAAATACCTCTTTAGGCATTGAGCCTACGTCTTCGTATCCGGTAACATCGATTTTATAAAGCTCGATATCGTAACGAAGCAACATGTCAATAATCCTACGCTCTTTTTTCGCGGCGTCGGGGTCGAGGGCAATGTAGATTGGGGTGTCGTTCCGTACAATCTTTCGTAATAAGTCGGACCCCGACCGTAGGGTTGAACCCAATATAGGAACAGCATTTCCGGCGACCAGTGCATCAAAAACTCCTTCTACTAATACTAAATCATCATTCCAGTCAATAAATAGGTCGTTAAACACTATATCCTTCGACGCTCTCGGGTTTTTATACTTATAAGAGTCTCCAGTATAGGATCTAGCGATAAAGTAGCTACAATCGCCATCCTCGTCAAAAGATGGTATAATTATTCTATTACGATATTCTCCGTCGAAACAGTAGCCAATTTTCCATTTGAGAATATCTTGTTTTGAAACACCTCTAGACTGCAAATATTTCATTGCATAACGTCCAGTTGCAGGAGCCTTATCGCTAGTTAGGCTTATGAATTCCTCTGGGAGTTGTATTTTTTGACTCCCTGCTTCAGACTCCTCCTCACTAAAAAGGTCAGCAAATCTTTCCAAGTCTGCACGACCCGATATTGAGTCCCATTTTTGTAATTGGAGATAAGAACCAAAACGGCGTATAACGCGCCTAATATTACGACCCCGATAATCACAAACCCAACACTTAAATACATTTTTATCAAGGTTAACAGAAAACTTACGTTTGTGGTGACCGCATGCCGGACACGTAAAAAGAAGCTCGTGTCCTTTGTCAAAGTGGTTTCCAAGCGTTTCATGTAGTATTTTCTTCGCTTCTTTTTTGTTCACGATCCCTCACGAACTAAGAATAACACATTGTGTAATTCGTGTCAAGTATTAGCTAGTGACGTAACGAACTGTAGGTGGTGTACCGGGAACTGATGTATTATCTTGTGCGGCACCCGTGACACACCAATGACTAAAGCCAGCAGAGAATGCTATACCCTCTGGAAATACATAACTTCTTTTTGTGGAAGCTGGGCAAAGCAAAACGATGTCGGCTGCTGTGGTACCGGCAGTAGCGCTAGCTGTATTTGCTAATTTGAAATATACCGCTGTTCCAAAACCAGAATTATCAATTTCTACCATAAACAAGGTTCCACTTGCACCAGTCGTATTGTTAACTGCTGTGCCGGTAGCGCCTGTATCTTGAACGATTTTGCTACCTAAAGGGTTTGATTGATTTGTTACTGTGACGGCCATTTAATGGTTCTCCTTGAATATGCACATATAAATAGTTGTTACTTTTCTATTTCCCATCCTGCCTTCGCAATTACTATTGCATCAGCCCTATCATAACTTTCAGGCTTAGGATTTCCATGTCTAGTATATTCTATTGTAAAAGCTGGCTCAGTGTCAAGTAAATGCTGTAAAACAACTTGTTTTGCTTTTTGTCCGCGAGGCACTTTTATTCCTGCTTGCTTTCTGGCAGCAGTAGCTCCAATAAACTCTGGACGTATTTCAAATACTTCAAACAATAACCACGACACAATACCATTAAATTTTTGTAGTGCAGCCATCGTTTTAGCGGAGGAGCCACCTGAATTAAAGAACGTAAATGGCTGTTCAATGTATATGTGTTCAATAGGAAACTTAGAGTCGCCAAATCCTGCTGAAGAGCTATCATCATTATTTAACTGATACATCTCGTACAAGTCTAATATCTTTTCTTTAATTGCAATTGTTTTGTCAAAAATATTTTTATGTCTTCTCAAATCAATTGAATCATAATAAAGCAATTGTCCATCGGATACAACTGCAAAACCAGTAATGCTGGTTGATACATCTACGCCTAAAATCATGTTGTTATTATACTATAAATCCATTTTTAGTTTAAAAACATAATCTTGATCTTCATCTTTTAATATCGGATCAGCTAATGTTGCAATACCAATAAGATTTTTTTCTTCATCATACACCGCAACCTTAGAAATGTAAACTTGTCTTCTGAATTTTTCATTATATCCAATGTGGCTGGACGAAACAATGTTTTTTAATAGTCTTTCTTGATTCTCTTCGTATACATGCGATGATGTAAATTGAATTAGTTGTTGACTAGAACTAATAAACGTAGGGTTATTAGAGTAGTTTACTTGCCCCCTATGGGCTCTAGCATACATTGTAATTGTTTCAGTGGTAGTTTCTGCCTCAAAGCTCATTGCAAACGATGCGTTCTTATACGTAGCGCTTGTATTAGTGGTCGTAACGCCGTCTCTTGCGCCAGCACCCCAGTAAATCCACTTTGGAAATTGATCTGCTTCATCAGCTTCCAGACCAAATTTTGAATTTTTAAATAAATTTTCTGAACCAGTTAAAATGATAAACCCTTCATCATACATAACAACACCCTGAACAGCGCTAACGTTAGAGCCTGTGCTAGCACCAGCAGTGTTTTGTATAAGCTCACCATTTTGTTTGCTATCCGTAATTTCAGCCAACAAAGTGCCTGTTACGTGCCAACGCAATGATACAGTACCGGGTTTAATTCTATTTCCATAAAAGATTGATGGTATATGAATTAGATTTATTTTTTGCTCATCTTTGTTTCCAAATGAAGACGTGACCTTATAATGTTCGCTTAGCGTACCATAGTGATTAAGTAGCGGCCGTAAAGACCAGTAGTACATGTTGTGCCCACAAGTGGCTTTACTACGAGCATCGCAACTACCAGACGGTGTTGCAATAAACTGTCTGCGTATACTAGTGTTTTGTGGATAAACACCATTAATTCTGTCACCAAAAGCAAACTCAGTTGCAAGTTCTTCTACAGTAAAAGCAGAAGAGGTCATGTGTAAACTTACACGAGTGCTATCTTTTGATAAGTAAGGGAGTATTAAGTTATTAGAGCCGCTAAGTCTGTCAATATTATATTCATACAAATTTATATGACCTGATGGAGTCATATAGATATTGCCGGGATTTGCAGAAGCCGACTGGAACTGTCCTACTTGAGCAACTCTATCGTTGTAAAATATATTACTATCGTAAATTATAAACTCACTCTCAGGATTAGCTTTGAGTGTGTTTATTAAAACATCATTTTTACCGAACTTACGGTAAGACATTTTAGTAGTCCAATCTTACTCTAATTGTAAGCTCGTTGTCTACACTTTTCTTAAGAGGCTCTGAAAGTTTTGCAACTGCCAACAATTCATTAGAAGAGTTATAAAGCCCAACGGTTGTTACGTAAGACACCGGATTATCAGATGCAACGTTCTTAACTCTAATCTTACTGCCTGACACATACGTTGGGTTAGAACTATAATTAAATTTATTAGCTGGTGCTCGACAGAAGTAAATTGTAGAGTTAACTTCAGTTGTGTTATTGAAGCTAATGTTTTGTATTCTTCTGCGGAAGGCTTCAATTGAACCAGTCATAGATGAGCCAGTAAAGGCTTGCTGGGTTGTTTGGTTACCGTGAGTTGGGTGTTTCGCAAAGTCTGCCATAGTTCCAAAAACAGAAGCTGTAATGACTGCAATTCCTGCTTGATAGAAAACTACACCAAGACCGTCGCCGGTGCCAGCAGAGTTAGAAAAAAGTACACCATAATCACCCCCAACGGTATTAGTAACGCCATCACCATTAATTCGAGCCTTTGCATCTTGCAAGGTAACGGTTGGAGAAAAGGTTGCATTACCGGGCGCTGAGTTTCCGCCGTATGAACCAGATCCTAGAGTGATGCTAAATGAGTTTTTCTTAATTTCATCTTTCGTTAATAGTCTGGAAAAGTTAACAAAAAAGCATTCACGCATAGATCCTGTTTGATCGAGCAATAAGTCTGATTCAAAAACTCTAATGGAATTGTCGGAGCCTGTGTATCCCAAAAGCACTTGTGCAAATTCCGTATACATGTTAACTTTTTTAACACCCTGCACATTAGCTGATGCTGAAATTGCAGAGGTACCAGCATAGCCCATACTTATATCAAAGATATGGTTAGCTGAAGAACTCAGGAATGGATAATCAAAAACACTCTGAAACATTCCATGTGTATAGTTTTTGATGTTATTATCTGAATACGTACCACTGATGATGGAACCAGTAATAGGAATCACTTCATGGAGAAATGTTCTTGTAGTGGTAACATCTGCTGATGGATTAATTGGTTCAAAACTTTTTACTGGCATTTATAAACTCCGTTATTCTTTTTGTATAATTCTAATTGGTAATTGTTCTGTAGTTCCAGTAGAGCCAACTACTAAAACATTGGTATCGATAAAACGATAAGTACCGGCTGCGCCTGCTACAGACTGACCAGTTTTTCCATATCGAGTAAAATCATCTGTTGTAAGTAACCTAACATCAAAATTAAGCATTACGGCCGAAGCTCTTGGACCAGAGATAACAGATGTAGAAGTATCGGCTTTGCTATCTGTAAGTCTTTTTTCGACACCGTTATTTACTGCGCTCACAGAAGCTTTTACATAATTTTTGAGATCTCTATCTGGTCTAGAAGCTGGCAATGTATTTAAAGAAAATCTAACTTGTGATTCACCGGAGGCTCCACCATTGTTAAAAAGTGTGCCAGTACCCGGTCCTAAAACTGATGATATAAATCTTTCATCAACAGAAACATCAAACGAAGATTCTTGTAAACCATTAGAGGTAATAAATGTTGTTTTGTTAGTTCTAGTTGCAGCAATCTCTTGCGTTTCAAGACCAGTTTCTAACACAATAGCGGTTCCGTCTCTTTTTCCTGCACGTAAGACCTTTCGTGGTCCTCCGCCAGTTTTGCCACCAAAAGCTGCAACAAGAGCGTCAGCGGTCACACCATCATTGAGTGCGAGATAGTAAACATTATTAACAGTGACCGCTGAATTTGTGACAAGATCGTTTCTTTTAATTGTCGGCAAATACAATAATGATGGGTTATTAATAGACAACAAGCCATTATTAATCGCAGCGTTAGTTCCAGTTGAAGCCTCAAAAATGGGTGTTTGTAAAATTTCTAAATCGTAGTAAGCAGACCCGGAGCGGTGATTTTTATTATAACTCTTATAGTTGATTTCATCATCGCCTAATGCAAACTTGGAAATTCTAAAGTTTCCGTTTGCCATTCTTTTTCTTCCGACCTCAGTCAATACCGCATCAAGGATGATGTCGCCAGAATTATCTAAAAAAGCCATTTATTTTCCTCTTTGTTAAAATAATTAGTTGTTTTGTGCAGGAGAATACAATAATAATTATTGTTTTATCAAATTAAGTACCCGCATATCTTACAATTCTTATAGGTATTTGTAATCTCGCGTTACTAGTAACTCCCATAACATAAATAGTCGTGTCTATATAATCGAACTTACTACTTGCTAATTCGCTAAATAGTGTGTTATCTGTAACTCCAAAATTAGTAAATCTTACATCTCTTGTTCCAGTAGAATTTACTTTAAGTTCGTTATCCACAACTGGATTAAATGATACTACAGAGCCTCTGGGACCGTTCAAATTAGATATATTTGTGCTAATGGATTCTGGCGTAGTAATATCATAATCCGCTACCATGTTTGGAATTGATCTCAAAAAATAAGATGCAAAATATTCAAATTCTGATTCAATTGATACAGCGACAGTTTCAATACCTGTTTTGAAATTGACGATTTTTTCACCACTAGCAAAGTTTTCAAATTTTGAATTTGTATTCATGTTAATAATACTAGATATAAACCTATTATCCGCCTGAATGAGAAAATCGTTATCAAGCAAAAACTTCTTAACGATTAATTGTTCTCTATTATCCAAAGACGGAAATGGCACAGCATCACTATCAAATACAAAAATTCCAGACTCAACAATAATTTTTGTTAAATCAAAATTATTTGTTTGTAAAAAATTAAAATTAGGTAAACCATCATTAATAATTTTTGTTGTTTCATCATTTACAGATAAATAATATTTGTCAACCCTTGTTGTTGGTGCGTATTGTGTTTTAGTGTTTTTAGTAAGAATCGGCAAGTATTCAATCAGCGCATGTAAAGCCTTACCCTCATCATTAAATTGATCAATTTCTTCTTTCGTTAAATATAATATACCTGCATCAAATGAATTCAATCCGAATTGTAAATTTTTATTTTTATCTTTAAATGCTTCCATAATCTCAGTATTCAAAAGCGCTGGGAAGTAGGTTACATCATCAGCACTTTCACCTCTGAATAGCTCATAATCAATTTCATCATCACCTAAAGCAAATTTAGCAACTTTAAATTTACCTCTAGATAAAAGTTTTTTGCCTTTATCTGTTAAGGTGGCGGTGATTAAAATAGTGTCGCTTGTTTTTTGATATGCCATAATTTAAATAGTGATAATGTTTATTCTAAACTTATCCAACTTCCTCCTCACTCGGTGGTTTATCTAAACTTGGATCAAAGGGCACAGTTGCACCGGGGACAGGCTCAGCATCAAACACGGGCAAATCATGTATAGTTTTAGTCAAGTCTCTATCTCTTAAATTGAATCTAACATTTAAATCTAACTTTTTAGAGGTTTTTTTAGATGTAAGTCTGATTTTAAACTTTTTTCCACCTGTTGAAGAATCTTCGTTCCATATTTTATTATCAGATATGCCAACTTTAACATTAGAAATTTGATTTTTAGCTAAATCATTAAGGTCTACATCTGATAAATCAAAAACCATTTGATCAATGTTAGGTTCAAGTTGCATTATTTTTTTAAATGATGTAGTTGTTTTTGTAGTTTTATCGGGATTAAATTCTGAAGAATCAACTGTGTCGAACAAAGCGTAAACATATCCACCATCATTTATCAGTTCACATTCAATTATTTGAGATAAAGGACCATAAAGACCATTTTCATTAATTAATCTAAAGACATAGTAATATTTTGTATTAGTTAGTATTTGATCACTAACAATAAAATCAGAATAATTATATATGTCATCAGGAATTCTTAAATCAATTCTAGAAACTAATCCACCTTCTGCTAAAGATTCATTACTAAAGTCCGCAAATGAATTAGGCTTTTCCTTTATTCTATACATTTCAATAAAACGTGCTGGGGATTCAGACATTTTATTAATATTTTGAATTGGGATTAGCTCTTTGGATTTTAAATAATCATTTTTTAGAGCTAAATCAGCGCCTGTTATTAATGTTGGGAAAGGTTTGGAAATAAAGCTATCTTGTCCGATTTTGAATCCAACTCTATTAGATGTGTCAATAAAATGAAATGGCACCACATTTATTTGATTTGGTGGATTATCTAAAACTTTTACATCTTTGGTTAGTAATGGTATTTCTAAAATTTCTAAACATGGCTCAAGGTACATATTAAACTCAGCTAATTGTGGATATTCAGAAATATCCGCAGATAAGTTTGCGAATTGATTGAATACTGACAAGGTTGTTGCATCCAAGCTGCCGGGTCCAGAGGTGAGGGAACCTATAAGACCAAGCGCTTCCGCGTCAGTCGAAGCTTGAAAAATTTGGTTCATTCTTTCTTTAGTAATAGGATCGTAAAATTCTACGCAGTATTCTATGTCTCCACCGATTGGGAAGCCCTCAAGAGTCAAATTATCAGTGCCTATTTGTTTAGTAAGTCTAAAATCTCCGTATTTGTATTTATGACTCATTACACAAACATAAGCAGATATTTTATACGTGTAGTTTTCTCCATACTTTACTTGGCTATCCATAATTGAAATATTATCTGGAGCATCAGTTGAATTAAAGACCCAGAATTTTTGGATTATATTTTGTTCACTATTATCGTTGTCTATAGGTCCACCAATTTTTTCTATTTTATAAGCTAAGACTTCAGTAAATTTATAAGTTGAACCATAAATTCTTTCAATTATATCGTCACTTAAATCAGTTACCTCCTCTATAGTTGTAGCGCCGGGTAATACATTAGATAAATCAGAAAAATAACTATTCATTAGATCTATAATAGAATCTATAACTTTTGATGTATTTTGTGCGTTTAAAGTTCTATAAAGTGTATCATTTGAAAAAGTAGCCACTTGTTCAGGATGATTAAATCCCATAAAAGTATAATTATCATTTAGACCAGCTTCTGGATTATTGTATGCATATGCTAGCATATTTAACATATTTAGACTTTTTAATTTTATTGGAGTATTCGGTGTATCATAAATTAATTCACTAAATTCATAATCACCCGAAGTATCATATTTTGGTTTAGGAAATTTATATTCATAATTAAATCTCCTTTCTTTTTGCATCAATTGAGGTATACTGCCTTCATCAATATCTTTAAGTAGTTCTAAAAATTTGGAAGAAAAATTGTGCTCTTGAATTTGTTCACAAATAGATGATTCTTTTAATACAGGAGGAAAATCACCATTTATTCTTGTAAAATCATATTCAGTGGTGAAAGCTCCTCCAAATGAATTTATATGTCTTTTAAAATTAATATTAACATTGTAAAATGTTGACAGTTGAGTTTGAATTGTTAAATCAGTGCTTTCTTCTGCATCGGGCGATAGGGAGGTAATATCGTCTTGATAATCAGCAAAGTAGCGATGATCAAAAATTATGTTTTCTTGGTGTCTGATAACATCATTAATGTTTACTATAGGCTGATAATTAATGAAAAAATTTCCAAAGTATTGATTTTTAGATAAGCTCACATAATAGTCATCATCTGGGAAATGATAATTAATTAACTTTGCTTTGTTTTTAGAAAAACCTTGTTGAATTTCTTCAGTTCCTCTAACAGAATCAGATACAGATAGAGAATAAACATATTCACTAATAATGTTAATATTAGGAATCAAAAGTTCAGATTGTAGACCACTAGACCAATTCTGATAGCTTTGAACTAAATCATCGTAATCTAAATAATTTGTCACGATAGAACATGGCAGCAGCGGATCTTCATCAAAAGTTCCATCATCAAAATCATAATACTCGATAGTTTTAATATTTCTAAATTTATCAAATATGTCCGTGTCAAAAGTAGTATCATAAAATACTGTTTCAGTATTAATTAAATTTTTATAATTTTTATCTGCGATTGAGCCACCTGTAAAGAATTGTAGCCAATCTGTATCTCCAAACACTGCCCCATCGCGATTTGCATAAAGTCTAAAAGGAATTATAAAATTTGGAGTATATAAATTTGAGTTTACCGGCCGAATATTTACCGGATTTGTTTGAATAAATTCAATTTTATCAGAATTAGTTTGTGCTCTTTTTACTCTAAAACCTCTAAGATCCGTAACACTTTCAGTTTCTAATTTTAATTCGGGCTGAATGCGCTTAAACGTTGAATCTTCGATCTGACTTATAGAAAAATAATTTCCTATTTCAGTTCTAAGTGGATCCCCATTCATCATCATGTCAGTTGAAAAGAACTTAATTTTAGCCATTAATAACTATATCCTCCGGTACCACCACCACTGGACATTCCTGTTGATGTCACGCTGGTGCTTGTAGTGGACTCAGGCGTTGAAGTCCCTTCATCCATTGTACCATAAAGTGATAATTTTTTCATATCTAGATCAGGAGATAATTGAATTTTGACACGATATGCTTTTTCAACGTTTAAAAAATTCTCTAAAAATTGGGAATATTGTTTATTTTTTTCAACCAATAAATTTTCAAAAAGAGCAGAATTTTTTTCACGTAAATGATATCGATTTTCTAAATCTTCTTTTACACCTGTGTAAGTTGTATAGTAGTAATTAAAAAATGCTAGGGAGACACTAAAAACTATACCGGAATCATCATCAATATCTGATATATCATTGGGAATGATTTGTGGAATATGTTTTGATGCTTCTTGTAAGGCCGTACCATATGGATCCATAATATTAAGATTACTATCTAAAATCTCATCATATAACTTAAGATTATTTAGACTTACGAAACTCAATACTTCAACTATTTCATTATCAATTATACTGCTCGTGGAATCTGGTTCAATAACTGCAGCAGTTTCAACTACATTAAAAATAGTAGTAAAATTATAGTTTTTATATTCATTAAAAAAACTTTCTAAATTTTCTATAGGACCAATAAGATCATTAACCGGCTTTAAAGGATCTGAGGGTAATCTATTTATGAACTCACCAGCAGAATTATAGTTATAAGCAGTCCTTTGTACAGTTTGTGAAAAATATTTATCTTTATCTAAAAATCCAAAATCGTCCATGGGTGGCAAATCTCTTAAAACACCAGTTTGTCTTAGTCTTGTGTATCCTTCACTTCTTTTACGCATTTGTAACCTAAGTTCAGTGTTTAAATTAGAAAGCCCTGTTAATGTATACATCGGGTACGGCAACATATCACTACTCAAAAATGAACTAAGGTATCCGGGGACACCGAACACCGGCGCTTCTGGGTCAAAAGATTCTACACTTGAATCTATTTGGGCAATGTTGGCATTAAATCCAGAATAAATAAAAAAATCATTTATTTCATATGAAAATGACATTTATCTTCTTCTCCTAGCTCTAGATAACTTTGGTAAATGAGTGTTTTTAGAACGCCTAACTTTTGGAATAATCTTCTTAGCTACAAAAACTTTTTTTCTATCACTAAGACTTTTTTCAACAATTTTAGATTCTTCTTTTATTTTAATGGGGCGCTCATCATCAAGCTCATAAAATTTATCTGTTTCAGATTTAAATTTTTCTGTTACCTTTACTTTTTCTGGACTTATTGTTCTTATATTAGGATCAACAATTTTAGAATTTTGAATTATAGTCTCATCGTTTTTAGTATTAATAAGAGTAAAGTCTTTTAATGAACCACCAGTTGTTGTTAATTCTTCTGTTTTAACCATGGTAAAGCCAATCCCGCTTAAAGCTGCTTCCGAAAGAAAGCCTATATCATCATTCTCTGTAAAGTCAGTTAGAATTGAATCACTTTTAAGATCTTTAATTGCAGACTTTATTGTACTTTCACTACTTCTAGTTATTGGATCGAGAAATCCATCACTTGATAAAATAAGTGGCTTACGATTTGTAGGATCAATTCGTGTTGTTGTGTTATTACCAGTACCACCGGGGCTGGCTCCAGAGCCCGGAGTTGTCATATTTCTTGTATAATCAGACATTTAATTTACCTGTAATAATTATAAGCTACAAAAGTTTATTGAAAAAGAAATATATTCCTTAATTAAAATCATTCGCCAGAGTCTTCATCTACTGTAAATAAGGGGTCTGAACCTTCATCAAACACAGCATCATTAAAAACACCTCCAATTGGATCATCTTCGTTAAAAACTCTAAAAGTATCAACATAAATTGTTGGATCAAAACGATCACCAAGTGTGGCTCCAGATTCCCTTACTGCTCTTGTACCAAGTGCTACAGTCGCATATGTATCATAACGTGCTTCGCCACCATAATAGATATAAGTGCCATCAGAGTAGGTGTCGTATAAACCATCACCATCGCGATCTTCCCTTTCTCCTTCATAGTAGCCGAAACCGTGGTCAGCAACTCTAACCCTTTCGCGATCTTCAGTACGTAAACCGCCAATACCAGCATATTCAGTAAGATCACCAATATATTCTGATGTAGTATAAAACGATTTGTAGTTTTTAAGCAGTGCTATACATTCTCTGATTCTTTGCTTTATTGAACTAAGAATAAATTCTTTACTGCGGCCGGAGAATGGATTGTTGCCGTAGTAAAAGCCGTCGGTCCACGATCCCCGTTCCAATGTCGTGTAAGTACCGGACTCGTAGGCGGCATCTTTACGGTCTTTGACTTTCTCATTAACTGGTCCAAACCGAGTGCTTGGATCCAGAAGCCGGCGATCTACTTCATCTTCATATACTTCTAAAAGCGAAATAGCTGCGTTTAATGTTCTAAAAGCCCTTCGCGCTTCAATAGACCTACCGTCAGCCTTTGCACTTGCTAAGTAATATGGACTGCTCTCTTCAACATTAGCATCAACAGTGCTTCTTTGAAAGATTCGATCTAATATAAATTTTATATATGTTATTTCAGTATCAGGCGGATATCCATATGTAGAGGGCGGTGTAAACCTATCTGTTATTCGTCCGGCTCTGATATCAAATGCATATATATTATCTAAAAAAGAACCCAAGCCGTCAACAGGATAAAATATTTCTTCAAATGCATATGCTATGTACTGATTGGGATACGCTCCCTCGCCGGTAGGTATTCTAACATATGGGTTATTTATACCCATTCTTCGTTCAATTGGCTCCGCGCCATCAAAATAACAATCAAAACTATATGAGGAAAATAATGGAGTTGGAGGAGGTCCGCGAACCTCAAATATTTCCAAAGGAGTATCATCTGGAAAATATTCACCAGCAATTTTTGCTTTTATTGGTATTCTATTTCTAAAAGATTTTACATTGCTATAGTAATAATCATTAAAAATGATTCTGCTAGGTTCTATTCCATCAAAGCCTGATTGAGCACCTTCAACTAAATCGGGTTTATCTTCATCTGCAGGAGCATATGCAGCACTTGAATACATGCTTCTCATAATTGTACAAAATTCTTTAAGCATAGAGCGTACACCTTCAATTGTTCCAGTTTCAGGAGCTATTGTTATCAATTGTGCGCTTACTTGATTATCCAACTTTGAGGGTTCTAGAGCTTGCAGGTCCCCAAATAGTAAATCTCTCATTGCAACATATACATAAGCAGCCTCAATCCAAGGTCTACTATCACCATAGGCTTCAGTAATACCATCAATAAAAAATTGATTGAATGAGTTAGTGATATTATTGTAAGAACAAATTTCGTCAGATAATTCTGCATATGCTCTAAAACGTTCATATACATTTCTAATTTCATTTCTAAAATTTTTATACGTTTCTAAAGTAGAATCTTCACATTCAATCAAAACTTTGTAATTAGTTACCGGACTATCATTATTAACAATTTTTAATGCTTCTTGCCTATTTGAAAGAATGCTAAAACCAAGGGCATCATCTAAATCAAAAATTGTGTTTTTGTAAGCCACATTGTCGTCCATAAAGTCCGAAAATTCAAAACACGCTAATCTGTATCCATCTCCCACTGTTTGAGTATCAGTATAATTAATCTCATCAGGTATTCTACCAACACCTTCAAGTCTGCGTGATATATCTGAATTGGCAACATCAAAATTAATAAATTTTACGTAACTATACCTAAGCTGATTATTAATACTTACAATTGGTCTACCATATCTTAATTTTGATATTGGGTCAGCACCGGCGCCGGCTTCATTAGCTGCGTTTGATGCATCAAGCGAATACTTAGCAAATTTACTTTTAGGAATTGTACCGGCGGGGCCGTTGAGCATGGTCGTTTCTATCTTAAAGTTAACAGTTTTTTCAGCAGCTTCAGAAGCTATGATATCATCAGCTTCTAAAAGAAGCTCATTTCTACTTAACGTAACTTTTTTAATTTGAAAATCTCTGTAAGGAACATTAAACCTAAAATATTTTTGTAATTTAGAAAGATTTAAGAAATGAGAAATATTGGCTCTAGTCCTTACAGCTTTTTCATAATCAAAGAAAAAATATCCAAAATTATTAACAACAAAATCTTCATCAGTTAACGCGGTATAAATCGTCGATGATTCTGCACGAGTAAGGTCAAATAGTCCTCGCTCGGTGCCGCCAAATGAATCTTCGGTTGGGGCTCTTAGTTGAAATTCTAATTCAGATTCTGCTAATTCTAAAGCATCTGCAGAACTATATCCTGCGGCTTCATATACTTCAACAAATTGATTTAATAAGTCTGTATACTCAGCACCGGAGGCGGGTCGGTCGGCTGTACCTTCGCCAGCACGACGTTCAGCGTCAAGTGCGCGTCGTCGCTCAGAATAAAAGTCATCGGGACCCTCACTTGGAAACAAATCATCAAGAAGATCACCAAAAGCACCACCAGCAGACGTAGCGCCGGCGCCCGGCGCAGTATCTCTAATATAGGCTCTTCTTGAAATTTGAAACCAGTTTTTTGAAATGTAATCATCAGAGTCGCGATCATCACCAGCCCCAGTAACTAGAGCACTTGCTGGAATTCCTGCCCGTCGAAAAACTTCTGGGTCATATAAACCTTGGCGCGCTCTTGTGTCAATAACTAAAGAATCGTATAAAACCTTTTCAACTAATTTTGGCATACTTTGTATTAATAAAACAATATCAGAAAACAAGATTACAAATTCATTGTAAAATTCGCCTGATTTGAATTCTTGCGATTTATCAGGGTATACAGATCGGTAATTTGAAAGTTCACCTAAAACATTTGATGTATTATTATCGGCGTATATTATTGCTTCAAGTGAAGAAATATTACTGTTTAAGCGACTATCAGTTTCTCTTAATGGCTCATATTTAGTTATAAGCTCTTGAAATCGTGTTCTTAAAGATTGAATTGAAAAAGATTCGGTTTTGTAAAAATCACCATTTAATCCCATAAATACAGGACCATAATACGGAACATCTGAGTCTTGTTCAAAATATGAACTGTAAAACCTATTAGGTATTTTACCATTTTGTAAGAGTTGGTAATACGTTATATCGCCAAAATAAGAATTAAAAGTATTAATACTTGTAGTTTGCGAAACAGTTTCGTCGAAAGTTGGAGTATCAAGAGTTTCTAGTTTTGGTCCAACCGTAAAAAGACCAAATAATCGATCAATATTGCCTATTTTTGGTAGTACATGTCCCAGCGCAACAGCTACGTCTTCAGCAAAAAATGGTTTATGCGTAAATGTTAAAACAATATTAGAAATCTGAACAATTTCGTTACCTTCAGAATCAAATGAATTAGTAAAGGAAATTGATGAATTATATGTATTTACTTCGTCCTCTGAAACTAAATCTGATAATTTGATTTCGTGGCCACTTACACCCACTGCAGACTCGTTGCGATAACGTTCGCTAGTACCTAAAAACCACTCATCTGAAAATTGTTGTCCATATTCTTCAGCAAGATTAATTCTACTTCTAACTTCCGATTCATTTTTACCTTCGCGCCAATCTAAAAAATCTTTGAGATTAAAAATATTATTTTCTAATTTATCATTAAACTGATTTAAAAATGAAGTGTAAGCATGTAAATACAAGCCATCAAGTTGATTAGTTATAAAATCACGGGTCGTAGCATATTGAATATGTGCTGGTTTTGAAAATCTAATATTTAAATATACAACTATTTTTGCGTGGTCATAATATTCATAACCTGCACGAAAATCGCCATCCGACTTAGAAAAATCTTGAATTTCTATTTTATCAATAAAAACTCTTGGTAGCTTTTTACCAAATACCTGTGGAGACGGTATATTTAAATTTACTTTACTCATTTAAAATCCTTATAATTACTTTTCTAAATCACTACAGTTTTCGGCTGGTTCTTCAACAGGTTCACAAATCTCAGGTGATGTTGCAGAACCGTAAATATCGTAAAAAACTTCAGGAATAATTTCTTCGTCACACTCAAAATCAATATCCACATAATAGGAATTTTTATTAAAAGCATTTGCACATGCACACGCTATTCTAGCATTAACTTTAGAATCAGTTAAGATATTAAAGAAATAATTAACATCATCTGCTGTAAAATTTTTAGTTTCTGCTGCTTGGGGATTATTTGATAGCATTAATCCATCAACAATTTGAGGGTTATCGTTGGCAAAAAACTTTCTTTTTAGTTGGGCGCCTTTTGCTATAAAGCCTCCAGAAAAACCTTCCACAGTTATATCGTTATCAGCATCACTTTTTAAAATGGTTTGATTAACATTTCCTACCACATTATCATTAATTATTTTTACTGTTAATGTTCCCGTTTGTGATGCTACTGATGCGAATCCATCATCCCCAGAACTATTAATTCTAACTTTTAAGTTGTGATTGCCTTTATAGCAGCCAACTGGATCATCATCACTTGAACACCGACCCCTATCTATTATATTTCCGCCGGCGCCTGTTGAACCAAAATACGGATCCGTTGGATATCCCAATGATTTTTCACCACTATCTTGATTAATAGCAGAAATTAAATTAAGAAATGAACCTTTTTTGTTTTGACTTGCTGCTCCTAATAATGTATAATTTGAACTTCTTACAACAGCAATGTTACCAAGTCCGGTTGCATCATCACCTGAATTAACAAATTCAAAAGTTGCGGTAGTAAGTCCATCACTGATTGTAATTGTATCACCAGCATCAGGATCATTAACAATATTTATAAAACCAGCAGCCTTAGTTTCAACTCCGTTGTCTTCTTCCATTTCAAAAACTTCGACATCAAAGTTTTCGTTTAGTAATTCAGTGTTTACTTCTTCACCGTAAATTACAATATCATCTCTAATAAGTTTAATAATATTACCGTCTGCAAACGTTGGTGTCTGAGAGGTAAATTCTGTAACACCATTGTAGAAAGGAGGTTTAAAATCATCTCTGGTTATTAATTTAGTATAGAAAGCATCAACATTTATTTGTGGAATATTAAATTCTGTTTCTTCGTTGTCAAAACTTGCTGAACTAAAATTATATTTAGTTGTATCTTTGGCAGTAATGTTACTCATCTCACCTTGACAAGATACAATCTTCCATGCAGGGGCTGCTTGAGTATTGCTGCCTTCAAATTTTGCATCGCCAATAGCGGACTCAAATGAAAGTACTTCAGGCTTTGGAAGAAACTTTTGTGGTACAATATCAAGATCAAATAATGAAACACCTGAATATAAACCAACTACAGGTGTATCTTCTATAGCTGCTATAAGCTCTTCGTCAGTCATGCCACCAAATTCGGATTCAGAAGAACTAGCATCAAGCTCACGTATTTCCTCAAGCGTTAAAAATGCTGTAGGTCCACCGGTGGACACTGCATATTTATACGTTTCGAGCCCTCCTAAAAAAGTACTTGGTGGAACTGAGTTTTCTAGTTCTTCAAATGACAGTATACCTTCAATGAATTGAGTTTTATTTTTGATTCTCTCGTGGATATTGTTTTGTACTTCACTAAATCCGGCGTACTCACTATCATATAAAACACCTTGATCAAAAAATGCATAGAAAGCTGGCTTAAGTTTGCCAACAGCCAACCTATGTTTACCATAAGGTGTTAACTGAAAATCAATTACTCTTTCTTTTTTATCTAAAAATTTAGCCATTTTTTATTTCTTAAACAGTATTTCTGTGTCTAATTTAACTAGTTCAACGAAAGATAAGTAATCATACGGCCAATTGAATCCAAACTTGTAATCTTTAATCTTGGTTGTCTTTTCATCAATCTTTGTAGTAGACTCATTAGCTTGATCAGCAATCAAATCAAAGTAATCAGTTTGTGCTCGTTGTTTAACTTTGAAAACCATCCAACGTAAATTCTCGTTTGCAAGGACATCTTCATTAATTAATTCATTATTAGCAAGATTATGAGCAACAGAAACATTCTGGAATTCTACTTTTTCAAAATCTCTTGGTGCTATGTTTTGCCAAATATACGATAAATCATCTCTATCAAATTCATATTTAAACTCAAACACATACATTGCAAAAGGATCAACCTCTTTATTATTAAGAAAGTCAAGCTCTGGTGGAAATACAAATTTTTCTAAAGCATTGCGTAGTTTTCTAATGGATTCACCTGCCACCGTTAAACTATCACCTGCGGCCGAACCAGCAGCTTCATCGCGGGCAGCAGCAAATCGTTTTTTGGGTATCGAAATAAATTTCTTTCTTTCAGTTCTAAGTTTTGAATCGGGTGGTAAAGTGGTATTTTCAAATTCATCTACTTCCTCGATAATATACGGGATAGCAACAACTGCTTCATGTACAGCCATACTTTGCTTGATTCCGCCGAGTCTTGATCTTGAATTTGTCTTATCAAAACCGCAAAGTGTCGAGAGAGAACGAACATTTTTATATAAGTTATATCTATTTGTATTCTCAATTTCTGAACCTCGACTGCCATTGCGAGCGATAGCACCACCATTATAAGGCGTTACTCTATCACCAGTAAGCACCTCATAGTGATTTTTTAACCAGTCTTCAGGAATGTCTCCAATTTCTAAGAATATACCCGTGTTCGGATCTTCAGGAATTACACCAAACTGGTGCCACATTCCTCTAGGAACAGAGGCTGACCCATATGTTGGTAATGTAAGCGTACCACTAACTGCAGCAATTGGGTGTACACCGGCATCATTAAAGTTAAGCATAGGTGTTTCCCATTTAGGCTGAATAATCCATTTAGTGCCAACAGGTTTATTTTTATTAGAGACAACATTTCCAAATTTGTCTGTTTCTTGTTCTAATACTCTTTCTGTACCAAATATTTGCACACTTGATGTTAGTTGCATTGAATTGACATTAATTCTTTTTCCATCATAAATTGACGGTACAGTTTTATCGTTATTGGGAGTGCTTCCAGTAAACATTGCAAATTGAGTTTGCTCAATTGGAATCAACACAGGCATTGGTGCGTGTGTGGCGGCATTTGACCCCGAAGTACTGGCTTCGCCCGGATCAAAACGCCAACAAACAACCTGAGTTTCGTTTAGGATTCTGTTAAGATCGTAAACTTCTGGGGTTGATGTTAAATTACCACCCTTACTGGTTTCTCTGTTCATAACATGAGGTCTGAAAATTAAGTCCGCCCATGCTTCTCCGTCATAGTAAGGTGGAGTGAATGCTGGATTATAACCACTGAAACTATCCTTTGAGGCACTAACAAACGGCATTAAGGCGGCGTTTGAGCCAGTTGGGCGACCAGCCATAGGTGGACCAAACGCAGACGGTCTACTATACATGGTAAATGTTTCTTGGAAAGCAGGGTTGTGCATGGGGTCTTGTGGTAGTGCGTATTGTCCAGAAGATGCGGTACCGTTAATTGTCCTTTGGGCTCCAACAGTTCCGTAGTAGCTACCACTTCCTGAATTTCCAAAAGAATCCACTTCATATTGATAGGATCTGACTCCGTTGTGTGATCTTCTTAATTTGACTCTTGCCATATATATTGGACGTAAATCAGAAAATGATTCATCAATAGTAAACTGTAAATCATTTAAAACGGTTTTTGATTCAAGTTTTGAAATTTCACCACCATCTAAGAAAAATTCTCCGCATGCACCAAAGAAATTACGAGCCATTAAAGTATAAATTCCATCAGCATTGTCATTATATGAAGCGGTTACCGCATTTTTTTCATAACATTCATTGTATGATTTACCTTTTACCACCTCACTGATAAAACAATCTACACTCATTGATGGATGTGATTCTAAATCAGTAAAGTTTGTATTTAAAATATATTTTGTTGGCTCAATAATAGCTTCAAATGGAATTCTTTTATCCCAAAATTGACCACCAATATATTGTCCAGAACCAGAGATAAAGTTTTCTAATGTTGATGAGCCGGTAATTGTCATTGCAAAGTTATCAGTAGATGCAGTATGAATCGTACCAAAAGGCTTTCTAAGTCGTTTTCTATGGTTTGATACAACTGGATAGTCTACAGCTAAACCTGCTTTAATAGAGTTATATAAAATACCCGGTGAGAAAATTGGATCAAAGGCTTGTTTTGCTGCAGCCGGCATGCGTTCATATAAAAGATTTGGGACATTATAAAATGATTGACCGCCGACGGCATTCTCTTGTTGAAATCCTTTATTGTTAAATGTTGTAGATCCCCTTGTCTCATCAAAGGTAGCGCCTTGGATAGAGTCTTTAAAAGAATCTACAAATTGTTCCGCTAAATTCACTGTCCTTTGTGCAGGATAAAATCCGTCATAAGCGTTATATTTAATTGCTGCTTTACATGTAAGTTTAATTTCTTTTGCGTTAAGCAAGCTTTCTTTTTTAATACCCATAAAGTTTTCTAAGAAATCTGAATTAGAATAATCTTTATAAAAATTACTATTTGCACTTGATGAATTAGTTCCTACTATTTCAAAAAAGTTTGTTTTAGATTTATTGTTAATTCCAAAATTAAAATAATCCTTTACGTGCTCACTCATTCTATATTCTGGAATGATTGAATAACCTTTAGCCATTAATTTTAAATCTGATTTAAAATCATCGTAATCGTTATACCATGGGTTAGAAGCAGAAGCAATAAACTGTGAAGTAGTGCCTCTCTTCAGTATTTTTTCTGTTGAGGATGAGGTAGTAGTTACAACTATGCCTGCTTGATCGGCAGCTTCCCAAAGTGCTTCGCCGGCGAAAGGCTCAACAGCATGATTACCTGAACCAGATACTAGCGGGAACAAGCCCATTACAGAACCAGTTTCAGGAATTGTTATACCGACTGGGGAAACAACTGTTCTTGGACCAGCTAAAACATGTTTTCTATTATAAAGTGGCGCTAATGCTACTGTTCCCAATTTACCATTAGTTGAGTTTAATGTAAAGTATGAGTAATATGTGTTTTGCAATTCTCCAGCAGACGGTACGAATATGTTATAACCGGCGGTGCCGGATGGCAGTGGTTGAAATGGCTGAACAACTAAGAAATTACTGGGAAATCCAGACACTTGTACTCCACCGCTAAGACCAACAATTGATGTTCGATTCAAGAAGTTTTGAGGGGCGTCAAGCACCCAAGAACTCTTATTTACTGGTGCGCCCAATAAAGAACTACTAAGTGTATTTCCAAGCACTGCTCTTGCTGCTCTTGAATCTCTCCAATATTTGTTGTCATACCCAACACGTTTTGTAACAAAAGTATTAAATTCATTACGATTTGATGGGAAAATATTTTGTTTGTATAGGAACCAATTTAATGTGGCTAAATTAGAGTTAGCTGCAGCAATGGCATCTTTGTATGGAGTCGAAATTTCTGAATAATTAATTTCTGCTTGATTGTTAAGTGGTAATTCATTGAAAAATATTCTTTCATTTGTGTTACTGAACTTGAGAGTTATGTTTTCAGTTGTAGCGGTACCATTAGAAGCAATTGTAGCATCAAAATTAATAAATGATTCTCTGCCTTTTAACGATACTGGCGCAAGTCTAAATGTTTTTAAATGTTGGTCACTACCTGTTGCAATTGTAAGTTCATTCTTTGTTCTTTCATTGCGTAAAATTTTATTATTATTAAATCTAAGTTTATTCCAGCCCCAGCCATAAGTGGCTCCTCGGCTTGTTAAAAGCTGATTTAAGTAATTTGTGCTAGCAGCTTTCCTCGCGGCGGGATTAGCAAAGAAACCTGCGTTCATATAGTTGCTAACATCTGTATCAGATGTATAACCAAGTGTATTCTCTGACTCTGTAATCGGATCGTTGATCAGAATATTTAAGCCATTTGTAGACTGTGAAAGTCCATTAATTCTAGAGTCTGCAATTTGCACAAATGTCCAATAAAACTCAAGACCACTTGAAGATGTTCTATAGGGCATTAATTGTTCATTAAAGATTTTTTGGAAACCTGAATATTTAATATCTGATACATCTTGAACAGAATTAGAAAGCCACATATATTGTCTGTCAGATCTTGGAATCTGATGTTGTACAAAGTAATTGTTTTTAACAGAGCTTGTACCATAGAAATCTACAAATTGGTTGTTATAACCAGCTATTTGAATTCTTTGTAAATTATTTCTATTGATCTTGTGAAAGTTAGGAAGCTCAGTATACGTATCACCGGGATTCGTTACAAATAACGAATCTCTACCAAATCTATTCGCATGTCTAGAAAGATGAGATCTTAAACCATAATCTCTACCATGTATGTCGAAAACTTGAATATCAGTTGTATCACCATTGGTAGCTGCGGTAGAAATTGTACCACTCGGTCCCTGTGATGGTCTAACAACAGTTAAATTGCGATATGGTATGGAATTATATGGACTTAATTCAGATGATTTAAAATCTAAATATCCTTTTGACATTACCTCAATACCACCGGGAGCGCTAAATCTAGAAACAATAATTGATTTATTTGTTGTTCCAGTAAGATATGAAGTGCTATATTCATCAACTAAAGCAGTATGAGCATCGTTTGTTCTTTTAATTCCTAAAAGTGTTCTAACATTTGTTGTAAATTTCACATCTGATAATTGTGATGGCAGTGTTGGTTGGCTGTCAATAAAAGCTCTAGGATTATTAAATGAGCCAACAGAATGAATAACCTGATAATTTTCTTTAAAGTTACCGGGCACAGTTACATTGCCATCATTATTTACAATATTTTTAATGTTAACTGGCCTCTTGGCTGTTAAATCACGATAAAGATGTGCTTTTGGTGTATGTGGATACGGATAAGGTCTCGTGCTTGAGCCCGCAGGAAGATTGTAATTTGGCGGCGGATAATCAGGACCAACAATACCAATCGCTCCTTCAGTTGAAGGAGGACATGTACCAAGGTGAATTCTAAAGCCCTCTGGTCTTGTATCTTGCTGATCGCTACCTGTATTTACTCTAATATGTCTATACTGCAATCCACCAACAACGTCGCGAGTAAAAGCACCTTGCATGGGTACTTCAAAATTATCTCCATAAACGTCGTTGTGGACGTTTGTGATCATCAAGTAGTTACCTACCCTAGACACAACTTCTGAATTGTAACCAGAGTTAACCTCAACGCTGGAACTAATAACATTAAATGGGAAACCTAATGAAGATTTTACGTTCTTAAATCCAATTCCATCCTCGTAATCACGACCATGCTGTACTTTAAAAACTTTCTTTCTTTTTACAATTGCATCGGCCGGTCTGTGTGGATCAATCACATAAGGTAAATCAACTGAATCTTGAACAAGTCCCAATAAAACGTTTACAGGAACAAGCTTGCCACCCTCGGAATTAATTGGTCCGCCGGGAGTAACTGCCGATCTAAAGTAATCAAAGCTCTTAATCTCTTCAAAATTAGTACCTGCTTTGACTACTCTAGGAGAAACACCTTTGTCTCTTTGTCTACCAGAAAAACCATCGTCAACATTAATATCAAATTTAAATTTTTGTAATCGAGTTCTTTTATTAAAATTATTTAATCTATACTTTGTGCCACCTGATGTAACAAGTAACGGCTTTTTAAATGACGATGATGGTACTGGGTTAGAATAGATAACGTCTCTAAATTTATTTCTCTGTGTATCAATAGCAACTTGTGCAGATGAGGTGCCAGTTCTTATTTCTAAAGATCTCCTGTCGGCTCTTTTTTGCCAAAACACTGGATGCCTATTTGTTGGTCTTGGAGAGGATTCAAGCGGCGATGATGCTTCTACGTAAAGATCGCCGCCCGGATCACCAGAATCAGTGGCAGATTCAAATTCTGGTAATGTATTAGAATCGATTATATTCAAACGATTTTGATATTTATTTCTTTCAAGTACGTGACTTTCAATAACATTCTGAACATCATTAATATATTCACCGGAAGCAGGTATCAATTGTGATATAATTGTTGTTAGTGCATCATCAAACCATTTATAATATTCTGTATACTTTTCAACCGTTGAAACTTCAGATACTCTTTGGAAGAACGTTTGTCTAAGTTTTTCCATTTCTTTATATCTGTGTCTATAGTAGTTAACTGGTGCACCAATTACTGATCTAAAATCAACCACACCCGCAAAGAAATCCAGCATTTCTTCAGAAATAGCACCATATACACTTTTTTCTAAAGCATAAACATAGTTGGGAATTATTTCTTCTTTTCTTAAATTCGGAGTTAAATCATCAGAATCACTAAAAATCTGAACCATATCAGAAGAAATGGGTCTCTCTGGATCAATAAATTTATAAGTGTTTACAGATTGCCTATTTACAACTGATGTTGATGAATTAGCAAAACCAAATCCATAACCAGTGTAGTAATAACCAGATATTCCTCCAGCCCAACCAAACTTGTTTATTACGTCAGTAGAACCAGAGCTAAAATCTTCAACAACAAAATTACCAGAACTATCAGAGCTATCAACGTTTCTAAAATTCCAATTGAATGCTAATGTATCTCTACCTAAAACTTCAACACTACTATCTGTGGTGTCAAGTGCAGATAAGCTTCTAAAAGAACCTGAAAGACCTATATTTTCTAAATCAACTGAATGCTGCTGAAGGTCTGTGTCATCTAATGACTTAAGCCAGTATGCAACAGATGAAACTAAAACATCACTTTTATTAATAACTGGACCTGTTACATTTTCTCTGTTAGCGCCAACATAGGCTCTTTTTCTAGATTCAATATACTTTTTACCGAGAGTCTCGTCTACTGAAGCAGACAAAATAAACGAATTAAACAAGTCTGTTGTTTTTGGATTGAAGCCGGTAAATATAACATCGTAGCCTTCGTGTGTCGTCGAGTCAACAAAAGAACTTAATGGATAATTTTTTGGTCGTACACGAACAGATAAATTCCAAGGCTCATCATTATAAATATCATTATAAACTGAGCTTGTTAAAACTATATCGGCGCCTGTAGGATTTGCTACAACTAGCTTAAAGTAAGCATTGGTTGATTTAAGATTGTCTCTAACTGCAAAAAATTTAAAGTTTCCAAAATCGAGTGTAGCGTTTATGGCTGTTGTATCCGTTCCGTTTATCCCAGCAGTTGTGTCAAGCGGCGTGACTGTTCCAAATAAAGATACTTCTCCAGAATCTCTTAGCGTTACACTTGATAAAACACTGGGTTCAAAATTGGGGAAAATTACATTACCTTCATAAGTAAAACCATAGCCATATTGTCTTGTACTACCCGTTATAGAACCCAAAATTTCCGAAGAAGCGCCTTTAAAAATAGCCGAGTCTTGCTTTCTTGAATAAATTACGGCAGTAGAGTTATCTGTTGTGTTAAAATTAGCGCAATTTTTTCTCAACAGTTTTTGTTCCAGATTATTTCTTAAAATAAATTCTGAATTATTTGAGTTAACTTTTAATGATAGAATATTTTCGTTTATGTTAAAGCACTTAAGAACATTTCTTATAGACTGTTCGGTGCCTTTTGCTTTATAAATTTCTGCTAAGTTGTTATAAAGATTTTGATAAATTAAATTCTTAGCTTCTTCTAATTCATTTTCAAATACACCATCTGCACTACGATTCATAAATCTTTCTAACACAGTGGAATCAATAAAAATTTCGGGACTGTATAATCCAAGAGATTGTGGAAGGTGCTCTGCAAAAGATATCGGCTTAAATGTCCCGCTAGTGTGTGTTTGGTGCCTTAAGTTTGGTAAATCAGAAATTTGTAAATATAACTTATCAAAATACGTACCCATAATATGAGTAATATAATTTAAATCAAAATTTTCATCTTCATCATTTTCTTGAAGTATCCAAGATGGCAGAAGATTTAATAATTTATTTGTGTTTTTACCATCGTGATAAGAACCGGTAGAAAGAAGTTCAGTATTTAGACTTACATAACTTGGATGGTTAGTTCTAATAATTGGATCTAAAAATTCTGCTGTTGCTGCTGAGGCAGAGACAATTGCAGAGCCAGTATTTCTTGCTCCTGCATTATAGCCAGTCCATGTGCCATTTGTAACACGGCCGGCGTAGTCAAGCACCACATTATCAGTGGTATTAACACCTGTAATACCTTCGTTGAACTTATAGTAAACACCCAAAGTGGTGTTTGATATATCACTATTAGAGCCACCACGAACTTGAGTAAACCAGTTTTCACCAATTTGTTTTCCATCTCGCGCAGTTTTCCAGAATCTAAACTCATCCAGTGAGCCTGATAATCTACCGCTGCCGGCTGAGCCAGTTCTTTCTGCGCCAGAAGATGCTGGAATTGAGTTTGTTACAAGCGCCCCAATTCGACCGATCGTGTTGGGCTCGTACAGAGCGCCAAGTGTTTTTCCACCGGTAAAATCAGTTGCGGTAACAGTAGTAACACCAGACATGTCAACAGTTGTATTACCAGAAGCTCCAATACCATTTTGTGTAAGTTCTATTCGTAGAGGACCAGTTTTTTCAACTGCAACCATTGCAAGACTGGACGCGTTGATAGCGTCTCTAATTCTCTCTCCTACTGCTGCAGCGCTACCTAAAGCACCATCAACACCAATAATCACATTATCTCCATCTTTGGAGCCATCCACAGTTGCGACACTGTGCTTAAATATAAAACCTACTGAAAGTCCTGCAGCATCTGTAAGAGTAAAGGTTTCATTATTAAGAGGACCGCCAGTAGTGGTAATTGTGGCTGTCGCGGTACCATAAGTTGCGATACTATTTCTTTGACCATTAATATATAAAGACGCGCTCTGTGCAGATAAAACGACTGCATAATGTGCCCAATCACCAAGCTGGCTGACAGCAAAATCACCAAGAGGCAAAGAATTTATAACTGTTGAACCAGAAGCAATACTAAGGCGGAATGTTGAAGGCTGGGCGTGGTTAGCACCAGTAACTTCTAAAGTTAATCGGCCGTAATTATCACTTGAAGAATGCTCGTTGTTCCATAAATCAAATACTACTTGTCTTTGTGTTATAAGTGGGTCAATTGAACCTGTTTTAAGCCAAAACTCTAACGTAACACCATCACTAAAATCACTTCTTAAATTTGACGTTCTTGTGCCTTGTCCATAATCAGAAGGCAAACCTGCAGTTTGATAAATATTTTCATCATAGATGTTTGAGTAATCATAACTACTATTTTTAGGATTTGGTAATAAATCTCTAAGCTTACCAGATGTTACCCTTCCAACTCCGGGTCCACCTTTTAAATCAATATGTTCATTGCTATTAGGGAAACCAAAGCCATTTTGCATAACTTTAGTTGTGTGACCTGCATTGTTTAAGATAATATACCCGTTTGTTCTTGGGTAAAGATTATCTAAGATATATCTTTCAATGTCTAAACATCCGTTTAAAAACTCGTTAGTCTCGCCCTCTGAGCCATCATAAGGATAAAATTCAGATATTCTTGTAAGCGCCGATTTATAATACAATCGAGCAGAGCCATATTTAGCAAAATTTTCAGGCTGTGAATAGTCTACTTGTGGTACATAACGCTCTTGATCAATTGTCTTTTGCTCAATATTAAATTGAGATTCAGCTTCTGAATTGAAAGCATCTTTACTATTTGTGTCTGAAATAAATTTATCTACTTTATTGGTAGATTCAAAAAGTTTCTTAATACTCATAATCACTTACTCTGAATTTAAATTCTCTTTTTTGTTCTTGCCATGAATTTAATTCATCATCATAAAAAGCTAACTTAAACGCATATTCATAACCGGGCTGCAATAATCTCATATCAAAGTCAAAATAGTTGCCTGATACATCGAAAGAAAGACCTGTGGAAAGCAAGCCAGAGCCTGTGTCGTGTCCCACTACTTCTAAATCATCAAACGTTCTAATAACACGATAAGATGCTGTTGCAATTGATAAAGTAGGGGCACTTGCTCTTGCTTTTGTAAAAATTGTTGGGTTCCAGTTTTTTTCTCTAACATATAAATTAAATCTTGCTGTTTGTGTAGGCGCATAAGAATTTTGTAAATTAGTAATATTAGTAAAGTAAACAGGCTCTCTTGGATGTGTTGTGCTTCCCATAGGAACCGATGTAATTGAGCCGGTAAATATTTGCTGGCTACCTAAACTCCAAACATCATGTAAGTTTGTGAGCGAGCTAGTAACTTGTAATCTAGCTTTATAGACACCAGTGGAAACTTCATTAGCAGAGACTGCATACTGTAGATTATTATTAATGTTTTTAATTTTTAAAGTTGCACCGGCTGGCTCTCCAGCCGAGCTAGAGTAAATAGAAACTGTTACTGAATCACTGGAATTAATACTTCTTAATCTTCCTCTAACATAGTTGTAAAAATATAAATCATTAATGTTTTCAGATTTAGCCAGTGAGCTACTAATAAAGAATTGACCCCTATGATCAAAACGCCTTGAGTCCCATTTTGCTTGAATTAAAGGTCTCTTAAAGAAATATTGCGTCCCGCGAGAGAAAAATCTTTTCGTATAAAAAGATGTTGTGGCGCCATCACGTATGTTTTGTGTTGGTTTATCTGATGAAGCATGAACCAATTGGGCAACCCCGAAAGCTTCTTGACTAGAAGTTAACTTAATTCCCATTCCATAGTTGGCAATGCCACCTGCATCACCACCACCACCGGCGCCTTCAATCCATCTTTCTACCAAAGCGGTAATATCAATTTCCAAATCTTCCAAACCAGACTCAAAAAGCTGTGTGTAATGATAGTCTGCATATATTGCCGGCGTGGTGGAACTAGATAAGAAATCGCCACCGCCAGAGACTGAGTGCCATGGAGTTTCTTTTGTGCCATTTTGAGTAACCTCAATTGTTATAGGGCTTATAGTGCCCACTTTTTCAGCATTTAACGTTGGACCAAGAGCAGTAGCTGTCACCGTAACAGCAGCACCGTCGCGAGTCGCACTGAAATCAGAGAGACCATCTACAGCAACCTTAAATTTTTCTGCAAACTCAGCAGCAGTATCATCAGAACCAGCAGCAAGACTTACTTGAACTTCTGTCCCATCTGCAACCGGTGCGGTGTCGCCAGAGCCATCGTTAAACCAAATATTATATCTTGTGGTGCCGTTATAGAGCTTTATATAGTTAGCTCCAGAGCCAGCACCGTATTCTGTTTTTGTATCTGATGTAAAAGTGAATTTTGTTTTTTCAGCAACACCGGGAGTATTGGCTCTAACCATCCAGTTACTGCCTTCAGCGCCCTTGGTTTCGTCTCTATACCCTTCGAGATCAAGACCAGTTCCTTCCTGCCAACTATTGTAAAGAGGATTAACAACTAAGATCATATTTCTTGGAACAGTTTTCGATGTTTCTGCATTATAAAGATTTAAAACAAAATTAACGCTACCACTTGCAGGGATTCTACCAGCGGTTCGATCATTAGAAATTTGATCAATTGGAAATTGTATCAGTGTTCTTGCAAGCTCTTGTGACGAAGTGGTTTGGCGACCGTAAATCGAAAAAACCTCTAAAACGTCAGCTTGACCAGTATTAGAGCCAGTACCACGAGTTTGTAAATTTACTTTAAACGCACTTACAATTGTATTATCTGCAGATGCGGTATAATTTTTAATCATTATTTAGCCTTTCCCACAAAGTCTGTCTCTGGAAACTTAAATTCTACGATTGCGTTTTTAGGAATCATAAGTTGGTTTCCATCAGGAGATAAATTACTGTTAATATCAATTGTTGAACTGGAATAACTTGTTCCTGTTTTATTGACAACTCTAGCTTTGATCACATCTTGGACGCCTGTTGTAGCATTAAGTGTAGAATAAATATCAGATATCACAATTGATTCACCAATATAGTAATTGTTGTTAAATTTTTGAGCAAGTGCTGCAACACATCTAGAAATAGTTGTTCTTTTATCTGCACCCGGAGTTGTTTTAATACTAAATTCAATACCAAAATTCAAAATATAAGGGTCAAGAATATCAATAGTATCATTAATCATTCTATACTCATTTAACCAAATTTTTAAATTTCTTTTAATTGTTGAGTTTGTTTTTTGTAATTTTCCAAAACTATCCTCAGAAATGACGTACATGTTCAAATTTCTTTTTTGAGAATCGGGATCTCTTTGCACTGATACTCTTTTAACAGAGCCAAACTTAGAATGCATGCGATATGCTAAATTTTCATAATCAGCCTGTGTAACTGCTCTATTCTGAGTTGGAAAAGTATCAAATATTCTTTGTTTAATTTCGTCTGATGTAGCATTTGAAACATCACCGGTAATTGGTTGCTCATTATTAACTTCAACTGATGTTCTAATACCGTCTATAACTGAATCAGACAAAACAGTTCTATCAGTAAAATCTAACAATACGTTCGTTGCTTGATTTAATTGACCTACAGAAAGGTTAGAACTACCGGGATTAGTTGCTCTTAATGTGACTGTTAACGTAGTATTTTCTGGTACAATACCAAGTGACTCATTTTGACTAAGCCTCGTTGGGTCAAATGACCTACTGGTAGTATATGTTTTTCCGTGAACATTTATGGCAACTGATTGAGGGTCCGCTACAATGTTGGTGTCCGATGCTTTACCACTACCAAATTGTAAAATAGTATTATTGTTGTTTGTTTCTACTGTAAACTTTCTAGTAACTAAGTGCGGCTTTATAATTGAAGGCACATTATCATTTTTAAAATTAGTGTTAGAAATTTCTCGATAAACAATATCTTGTGCTAAATAATCCACTTCAAAATATTCGTTACCGTCACTATCAAAAACCGAAATAATTTCAGACACATTTTGTGAACTTAGTGAAATTCTAGCGAATTTTTGAAAATTTCCAACATTTACTGTTTCAGTTAATAAAAGACCAGAAACAACGGTTCCGTAAGCTTTAACACCGTAGAAGGTAGGTGACCCATTAGCATTAGTTGCAACGGGCACAACGGGTAATCTGTTGTCTGAAAAGTCTATATTATCTACCAATGTAAAATTTAAGCCCGTGGAACTTTTAAATTGTGTCCCAGCTTTAAGAATCGGCGCGTAATTTCTATTAATTCCAAGTCCAACTCCTGTTGCGGGTAATCTAATGTAAATGGCTGCTTTTCCATAGGTTGAAGGTCGGCCGGTAAATTTGAATCCTAAACTTTTACCATGTCTAAGAATATTGTTATATTGATATGATGTATCTAAAAATGATTCATTAACATTGTAGTCTAAGTAAAATGAAAGTTGATCACCAACATACGCTACTGCATCTAACATGAGTGATGAAAAAGCTGCATCACTAAAATCTTGAAATGAATCCGGGTAAAGTCTTTCAGCGATATCTAATAAATCTTTCTTTATTGATGTAAAGTCTCGATTTGTATAATTAATTGGAATTATTTTCTTTTGATTATCGCTCATTTATATCCCTCTTCATTAAATAGTGAATTCTAATAAATCTTTTACACCAATGCTAGGTATTGAATATGAAATTGAAATACCTAAAAGATTTTGTTCTTCGTTGCTTCCATCAAAAGTAATTGAATCAATTGTGATAACAGGTAAATATACTGATACTTGTTCTAAAATTCTATTTCGGATATCGGTGTAAATCGAGTTATTAAAATTTTCAAATAAATATGCATTAATTCCAACTCCAAAGTTTGGATCCATAACTCTTTCACCGGGATTGGTTAAAATAATCATTTTTAAATTTTGATTTAAGAGTGATTTTAAATCTTTGATCATTGTGAAACCATCAACATCGTTTCTGGTAATTGGCAATTTAACGTTTAAACTAGACATAATCTTTTAGTAAATATGTACGTAATAATTTTATTATTAACCAAGATCTGGTCCATCACACATATTTCCGTTAGCATCCATAGGGTTATCTCGTAATTTTCTTCTCTTATACCATGGTAGGAGACCAGCACCGGGAGTTGGGAAAAGCCTTGTTTTAAGGTTTTTTAATGTCATTTTAGCTGAGTTAAAATCATCGCCCTCACCCGGTTTTGAGGTAGAGGAGTAGTATAGCTTTTTAAACATTCTTTTAATCATTCCCTTAGAGTTTCTAAGTAAAACTCTATCCCACTCGTCCCAGTGCAGTGTAAATGGTGTAAAATTAGGTCTATCTTTAGCGTGTGTCCAACCTTCGTTTCCAGTTACAAATGATTCTTGTGGAATAAAAACTTCTCTTTCAAGTTCTATATCATCATCAAAAAAGTCAGGAAGACCTAAAGCCTCTTTTTGGGAGTCAGTAATTGGAAAAGATTCTGTTGTGGTTTCTGTTGAAATATAAGCGCGAGAGCCCGGTTTGGCTTTAACATTTACATGTTTTGCGTTATCTCCCCAATCATCGGGATCATTAATACTTAAAGGATTATTCCATGGGATAAATGAGTTACCACTTTTGTTAGCATTTACTCTTCTATTATAATCTCCCTTCCCAGTTGTAACTTCTCCGACAGATGCTAAAAACGCTAAATCGTTATAAATCGCTAATGTAGATGTTACTTTCTTGAATGAGAAAATATAACTTGTCAATAATTTATATTTTGGATCATTTAACAAATTTTGTACTAAGCAATGTAATAACTTACTGTTCGCTTGCACAGTTTGAAATTGACTTATTTTAAAATCTAATGCATCAACTTCTACAGTGGTAATAACTTTATTATCATAATAAAAAATCAAGCCGTGTCGAACACCAATGTTACCTTCAATTCCAACAACTCGCGATGGAGAACCTAAACTTTCGGGAGTTTCAATTAACTTAAGTGTACCCGGAAAAACATCTGAAATTCTAAGATTTTGATTTGGTTGAGAGCGCATAAGACTTTCAGCATTTGAATTACTATATTTTGTACCGTTGATAGATGTATATTTTTCGATTTTGAACGGTTGATTAATAGTGGTAGATTCAGCGGTCCCATAATCTGCAACATCTCCTATATCAACCATCTCTCTATCAACATTAATTGATTCGTAATCATCACCAGTACTACCTTTTGTTACATTAATTCTTTCAGTTTGAAGCTTGACAACATCAGCAACTGGAACAATTACATCATGAGGTTCGCCCTCCTTGTGTACAGAGCCTGCCATATAAATTTCGTCGCCATCGTCATCGATATGAATGTGATAATATCCAATATATTCATCAGCATATTTAAATTCATCATCATCATTGTTAATTGCTACCCTAAACTGCCCGCCATTAGTAAAATAAGGTCCGGGGAAAGTAGCACCAATTCCCAGCGGATCAGGATTTAATCTAGTAGGCACCTGAACAGATGTTTCAACAACTTTAGAACTAGCATAGTCTAAACTAGAGCCGGCACATTTATTTTTTAATATCCAATAATCCATATTATGAATTTGCGGATTAAATCCGACATTATACATGTTATTAACAAGTTTCTCGCTCATTTTGGCTAATTCAAAATTAACAATTTGTTGTAAAATAATTTTTGCAGAACTTTCCACTTCTTTGACACCCTCGAAATTTTTACGCTCTCTATAACCTTTAAGAGTTTCAAAAAAGCCGGCATCTCCTGTCAATTTTGATCTCCAGAGTCCGGGTACCCTTTGTTCTGTTTCATTACCAACGTCATTTATATATGTATGAGTTGTATCTGGACGATAAGCAAATGCAAAACGTTTTTGTAAAGTGTTAATTTCGTCAATGGCATCTTGAATATAACCACCCGGCTTAGGCATAGGTAATGCCCCAGATTCAACTAAGAAGTTATAAGCCTCAACTGACTGTTCTAAAAAGCCATACCAAAATTCCTCGTCTTTAAAAGTATTAAAAGCTTCCCAAAATGGTCCTTGTGCATCTTTAAAGTCTTGTTCCATAGTTTCCACTATGTAACCAGAGTAAGCAGAACTAAAGTTTTTAGTAAAATCTGGCTTGATTGCTGAAAATGTGCCAATAGTCTTCATGACATGAGTGCTAACATAAATTCTGACAGCAGCTAGAATTAAAACAAATACGGACATTTTAGCAGTTCGTGGCAATATTCTATCAAATGGTACTTGCCTTACACACTCAAAATCATCGTATAGTCTTTCATCATCTGGAAAATTAGCGTAGTTATCACTAACAAATTTTTCAAGCTCATCAAAGTCAATCATGTTTTTGTTAGATGGCTTACAGCCTGTTTCGTCTGGAAAGAATGCTTGAACAAATCCCCACCAACCATCAAACCTTTTAGGTTTTATATAAAGAGCCGGACTACTGTAAGAACCTCCAAAAACTGTAGGATCTAAATATAAAACTCTAGCGTTTTCTTTTCCTAATCTGAACTCATTAAAACTAATACCTAAACGCATATCTTCATCTTCAAGTTCGCGCATTCCGCCGTCACCATCTGGAATAAGAAAATCATCATATGACACGAATGTTCCATCATCATCAAATCCATAGTCTAAATCGTCTTGGGTAAGGAAATCATAATTTGCACCATACAACCATCCATTTTGATTTTCTCCAATAATTTTACAAAAATCTTTGTACGCTTGCGTCATTATACTGTCGTATCGAACTTTAATTTCAGCACTAGCTGTTTCTCCCAACATATCAGCTAATAAGTATACTTGTGGGGGTAATGGTCTATGATATTGCGTTGTTGTTAGATATTGTGAATAATCATTAATGTCAAGTGATTTAACTTTATTAGAATCTGTATTAGATTCTCTGGGATCTGGTGCAAAAACGTCTAAAGTGTCATCTATTGATAAAAACTCCATACCTCTAGAGCGATATATTTTTTCTGATGTTGCCCACTTTATAGCCGAAATGGCTTGTTTAGTAATCCATGTAAAAGGATACATTATCAATTGAATAGTTTTTTCTGTTACCCACCCAACAATTGGAATATCTTCAATCCAATTAGGTAAATCAAAAGCAGGGGTTGGTACTACTTCATCACTAAAAAAATCTTTTGCAATTGGGCTAGCATATTTTCTATCAGATCCTAAATTTAACTTTTCTACAATTTGCACGCGCATATTGTCATCAGGTCTATTTCTAAATCTTTCTTCGTCTGGTGGAGTATTGGGAACTGTTTCAATGTCAGAATAATAACATTGAACTTCAAAACCGTAAGCCCATTCGTTGCCCTCGTATTCAACCAGTCTACCAAAAGCATCGTAATTTTGTATAGGTATGCCTACAATTCTTCTTCTAGTTCCCATGGCATTATCTTTAAAACTTAGTACGATATCTGCACCGTTGGTATTTCGAGCTACATTTGGTCCCACTGCTCTTTTATTATCTGGGTCACCTTTTCTTGGCAATCTTATAATTTCTATAGTTCTTTCTACTGGAGAATCAGCAAGTCCGAATGTAACAGCAGAAGTAACGACCGACACAGGCGCAGCAACAACGGAGCCCAGTGCATTAAGTTCTCTACTAAAATCACCAATTTCAGTGTTGTAGCCAAAACTAGGTAATGTAAAAGTGCTTCTACCTTGCTTGCCGAAAAGATTGTCGTATCCCATTTCTTCAGCGTCTACTTTATATTTTTTTGAACCGATTGCCATATTGGTTGAGGAAAATACAAGATGCTTTTGAAGATCCTTACCTCCGTCACTAATTTCAGCGAAACCGGGTGTCAATATTCCATCAACTTCAGCGGCGTTTAGATATTGTCTTCTTAACCATTCTCCAACGTAGTATGGATATTGACCTCTTTGGCGGCCGAAGTCTTTATCTCTTTGAAATATTGCTAAAATACCAGTTTTTGCCTCACCGCCATTAGGAAGATTAGTTGCAAAATTAACATATCGTGCTCGATTATATGCTTTTCGATGATGATTTGATAAAGGATTACCCTGTGTATCGCACAAAATCATATTCAAAAATCCAAAGTTTTTGTCCCCAGAGCCCATAAAAGTAAAACCGGTGCCAAACATATCTTGAATATATTCTTTTTCTAAAGCTCTTAGGCTTGAAACCACTAAACCTTTATTAACAAGAGCCATCTCAGGTGTTTCAAATGGGAATAAGCCATCACTACAACCCGGCTCACCCGTAAGTGGTGGAAGATTTTTTCTGAAATATTCCTCTGGGTCTTCGCCAAGTTCTGCGAGATCTTCTAAATCTTGCAAAGTGTCATCCCTTAAATCACAATATAATTTTTCTGCTTGTGCTTCAGAAACTCTACCACTGAGAATTTCTGCTCTTAAATTTTTAAAATCTATTATCTGCTGTGGCGATGCACAAATTGACGGATTTGCTGGAATGTTCGCGGTTCCAAATTCTCCAGCAGAATTGTTAGAAGCTTCATTTAAAATTTCTCGGTAATCTAATGGTAGAAAGTTTCCGATAGCTTTGAAAAATCTACCAATTGCATTTTTATTTGTAAGAGCATCTCCAAATTCAGGATAAACAAACTCAATTAATTGTTCTGCAATTTCTAATGCTTCTTCTGAAGCTTCTCCCAAAAGTAAATCACCAAATTCTTTTCTGCTTAGTGAAATTGATAAATCATTGGCGAAAGCCTTTGTTCTATCAGGATTTGCAAAAGCAGTTGGTCCTAATCCAACAATCGCCATTAAATCTATAATTGCTGCATCAACTTGTTCGTCACTTGCATCAGGTCCACAGATTGCCTCTCTAAAAACATCGCTTAGAGAAGTTTTACCAGCGATTGCTCCCGGTAATGCAGCCAATAACTCACCTGTTGTTTCTAAAGCCGCACACACTGCACTTGAAGCTAAAGAGCAAAGCTTGCTGAAAATTCTTTCTACAAGTATAACAATTAATAATCCAAGAATTATTGATGCTGTGTTAACCAAAGCAAATTTTAAATCACCCCACATAAGTTTTAACTCACTTATAACACCACTAGGACCATCTGGTAATACGATTTCATCAACTTTTCTACAAAAATCTAAATCTAAACTTTTTATAAAATCACCAAAACCCGGATTAAATAAAGGAGGTCTTGGGCATGTAACTGAGGCTAGTACATGTTTTATAAGCTGAGCACCGGGAAATTTATTAAGTTCATTAACTATCTCAATTAAATTGTCACTATAAACTTCAATTAAAGCTTCAATATAAACTGACATTACGCTATCTGAATTTGCCTTATTAGATGATGTCGAAGCTAATTCAGGTAATATTGTGCCACCTTGTGCTTTGTTAATTTCTTCATCAACTTCCTTTGGTGTTGGTGGTTTATTGGCATCATATGGTTTTGAAGATGAAGTATCTTGAATGCTAGCTGCTGCATCTAAATACGCTTTATTTTCCCAAGGTTTACCGGGATATATTTCTCCTCTATCCTCTAACTTTTTCTTAACTAACGCCTCTAGCTGTACTTGCTTATCTGGTGGCAAACCAACAAATAAGTCACCCATTCTTTCAATTCCTAATGCGTTAAGTGCATTTCTGACTATAACGGGCAGAGCATCATCTAATGATAATCCCTGAAATAAACAGCCAACAGAATCGACAATTAAATCTAAAAGTCCGCATATTTTTAAACTTTGAAGAAATTCTTTCCATAATCCTTCTGTTCCGGGCAATGTTGCTGCGCCGCCGGCTGCTGAGGTTATGTCTGTAAAAGGAAGATCGGCACCTAAAAGCCCACCTGCTGCCGATGTGAATGATTTTCTTGCTGAGTTTGTAATTGCCAAACATCCTCTAACAATTGCATCATCATCTGCATCAAATTGCTTTTGTTTTTGTAAAGCGGCAAGCTTACTAGCGATAATCATTTGAGTTTCTTTACTAAGCGCACCCATGTCAGGTTTAATACCTTTACCTTTAGGATCAGGAGGTGCGGTTGCGGTTCCAACACCAAGTTTTTCTTTATCTTTTAAAACTTCCTCGTTCGTATTTCTACATAAGCTTTCATGATAAATATATTGTATTAGCTCACCTAAGCCAAACACATCGTCTAGCAAATCTTGACCAAATTCTGATGCTCCGTCAGATAAAGTTTTTAAGAGACATGCACTATTTGTTAATTCATAATTTGGAACAAATTTAATTTTTACAACACCATCAGGCACATATGTAAAAGTTTCAACAAAATCTTTAATAGGAATCTGCACTCTAGCTTCAAGCGCATCAGACATTTTTTTAAGATTTAAAAAGTAATTAATTGCTGTTTTATCATTCCATGCACTTGAAAGAAGTAAAAGTTTTATAGACCCACTCTTTTTATTATATAACGAAGGTTTGTTGCCACACTCAACTGTCCAAACTCGGATTACTCTGAGTTCTTTATTTTTGAAACCAAACTTTATTTTAGTAATTCGCTCTCTGAAAGCACCCGCGAATGGATTTCCTCCAACTCCAACATCTGGTAATGATTTACCCTTTGAAATAAGAAAAGTTTTTAGATCATTGATCATCTCTAGTAGAATACCAGAAGATCCAAAGTCAACAAAAGCCCTGTCTCCGTAACCCTCAAGACTGAAAATTCTTAATGGATTGTTATTAGAATCAAATACATAGGCATTGCCTTCACCAATTTGAGCAGATACTTTAAGCATGTCAGAATATAAGCGTAATGCTTTTCTAACACGAATCATGTTTGATGATAAATGTTCAGCGTTAAACATTATATTTTCCCAGCCGGGTCCGTTTTCGTCCTCACCTTCTTCTTCGGTGGCTTCTAACTCAGCATCAGCAAGATAATAAATAAAATCAAACGGCACTGAATACAGAAGTTTTAAAAATGAACCGGGTCTTGCTGCTAAGTCGAATTTTTTAAATTCTATACCAGAGCGTACATGTTCTCTAGATTTTCTGTTGTTTACCTTACCATTAAAATCTAATAAACTGCTAATTGCTTCATCTACAAACTCTTCAAATTTTTCTTCTAATGATTGCTCAACAGCCGCCTCATCTCCGCTATTAATAATGCTTCGGGGAGCAGTTTCGTTATATGATGTAACTTTTGTAACTTGATAATGACATATTTTTGTGTTTAAAAAAGGTTTATTAATATTCTGACTTTTCCAATCAGGAATAAATGAATTTGGATCAGGTACACATGGTCCCTTACAAGGGAGTTCTGGTGTTGTTAAATCATCGTCACAAACGTCAATAAGTCCGTCGTTGTCGATATCTTGAAATTTTAAATATTTTGATTCTGACATAATTTATGTTAAGTAAACATTAGGACTTCTAATGTGTTTCGCTTTACCGTAGGTTAAAAATTTATTTCTGAGTGAGTTTCCAACAATGCGTCCTGTATATGCGTGTGAAGTTCCCCATATAGAAGTCTGTGCGGCTGAGCCTAGCAGCGCTGCGCCGGCTGGTGGATTCAACAGAGCCCCTGCCAACGTTGCATCTTTTTGACACAAAATTAAACACATGTTAAAAACTGCCGCCTCAATAGTATCAACGTAATTAATGACTTCGTGCAAACACTCAACTAAAAAGTCTCCTTTAATTGCTGGTTGTAAATATGGAATCATTTTTATGAGTGAAGTGCCCGGTGTCCTTGGCGAGCCGAGATATATTTTTTCATCAGTATAGTTTCCGGCTATTAAATTGATGGCGCCGGCACTAGAAACTTTACCTCCATGAACATTTGTTTCTTTCTTGCCGGAAAAATTATTTGCTGGACCTGTAACTATATTAACACCTTCGGTACCAATAACTCTAACAATATCTGCTTTAACCGCAACTCCTGAAACGGGGTGTGTATTTTTACCACCGGAGGGTTTACGCGGACCAAAAGCTAAGCCAAAGTTTTTATCTAATTCTGTGCTTTCAGAAATGTAAACTCTTGCAGCATCGCGCGTAAATAAGTTACCAACATACTCAAAACCATCAATGGGATCATCGTTTTTGCGAACTTTGTTAACATCTATATTTTTAGATGCGCGGCCAACAACAATATCAATTGTTGAGTTTTTATAAAAACCTGCACCACCTCCACCAGATGTTAAATTAGATGGTCTATCTCCACCAAAAACAATTTGACCACCATTGTGTGAAAGAATATGATTATTAGCAGCTTCTATTAATTTAGGACGTTTTCTCTTTAAAGGAGTTTGACCGACACCAGAATTATCTGGGATGCGGTCATATTTTTGATTTTTAAATTGATCGGCTGGAAAAGTTCCATCGGGCAATGGTGCGCCGGCTGGTTGTTTTTTGCTCATTTTTTGACCTTATATAATAATTATCACTATTTTTTAAAACTGTTAACTAAGATTTGTTATTTATTCTACTGCTTCAGTTCCATCATCAACCACACCTGTAAATGGATCAATTGGAAGATCAGCGTCGGAGAGAGCGATGACCTCTGCCAATGGATCCCCGGAATCGAACGGAGCGACGGGATCGTCGCTGATTGCAGCGAGTCGGGCATCAGTGGAGTCAACAGCTTTACCTCTATCGATCTTATCTTTAACTGAATTTAGAACATTCTCTTCGAGAGTTTCACTTGACGCTTGATTATAGCCTATTTCTTTCACATCTCCAGCGCCAGTAGTATATGTATCAAGCCCTCGATTAGTTTTAAACGATGTAAAAACTCCATTTTTTGTTAAACCAAGTTTTCCGTATGGTAAATCAACGTGTATTGGATCATAATTATTTTTAAAATTACCGCCCCAACGAAGACCAAGACGGTCAATAACATTGAAAATTCCAGTATTCATCCATTCTCTTTTATGTTGTTGAATGCCAGCAGTAGTTATTTTTCCCTTATCATCTGTTGGATATGGTCTGCCTGTAATTGGTGAATCCCTTAATTGAGACATATACAATTTACCATCCTTAAAAAAATTGAAATCTATGGCTAATCCCACTTGATGAAGAGATGTAAATGTATTTCCACTAGGTTCAGCAGGTGCTGGTCCTTTTCTGCCATTTTTTACGTAATCGTTGTATAATTGTTGTTGGTGTGATTTAGTTCTAACACCACTATAAATATTAATATCAATATCGTATAAATTTTTAGATTCCATTATAAATGCTTTTACATACGAATCAAATGGCTTTAATAAGTCTTTAATAAATGTGTTGTTTTTACGTTTAAAGCGGATATTGCTTGACCTGTCATATTCCTCAGCCAATTGAAATATTTCACTGTTTATAACAATTGGTGGTGGCGGGGCATAAGAATCACCAAGTTCAAAAACAGATTCAATAAATTCACACGCTTCAGGAGTTAGTGATTCAAAATCTCTGTTTGGATCTATAAAATTAACTAAGTTACCTTGCCTTAAATTTAAAGTATCGTCAGAATTTCTAGAAAACTTAACAGTAACAATATTTCCTATATTTACTTGCCCGCTATTAGTGCTATAAACTACAGTGGAGTGAGCAGCAATTAGTGCATTTCTAAGGCACTTCACATCAGGAGTTACTTTATCAGTTAATGTGCAAGGATCAGTTAAAACTATATGCGGGCTGTCTTTGGCAATGGTTCTTGCCTTAAACTTGTAAAATGTTTGTTGTCTCATTTCATCGCCGCCGGCGGGGTAGCCAAGAAGTGTAGCTTCTTCTGCATCGATCTCAACACCATTAGTAAGAGCAACTGCTAAAAACTGATCTGAACTAAAAATTCCAGTGCCATCATAAAAAGAATTTATGATTTTTTTAAATGAGCCAAGAGGGTCTGATAAGAAATCACCTATATTATCTGTGTCAAAATTGAATAACTCTTCTAAACTCATATGAACTAAGATTCCTTATTTTGAATCATATCATAAATATTAGATTTATCTAATTCTGTTAGTTCAAAGCTCTCATTTTTATTTTTATGTTTCAGACCTATAATTTTTACAAGCTGCTCGTTTGAACGCTGCATAGTTTCAATATGTTTGGCGGCAACGGGACTTAGGCTTCTATTATTCTCAGCGTCTGCCGCGATTTGATTTGCGATCTCATTAAGAAATTCATTGGCTATCTTTCGATCATTTCTAATATTTTCTAACGCTTCGCCTATTAATAAATCTAAATCATTTTTTGAACTCATATGTTACCGTTTTCCCAATCAGTTTTAAAAGAGTAATATCTTTTTTTGAATTTCTTAAGTGAGTTAACTATTTGCTTAGTGTTCAAGCCAGTTATCTCACGCAAGTATAAATAAATAGCTTTCTTGTTAAAAATTTCAATGTCGTCTTTTGATTCAAATAAAACCTTAATCGCACGATAGACCTTCAAATCATTATCTTTCATCGTTGATTCGTCCCATGAACTTATTTCTTTATAAAACAAAGTCCAAAATTCTTGTTCCTCACGTTCCTTAAGATATGAGTCATCAGTTGACAAAAACTCTTCTTCGTAGTGCTTAGCTATATTATCATAATCAACTTCACGCTCGCGTTTCTTTTGTTGCTTTTTGACTTTGTTAATAAACCAGTTTTTAGTAATAACACTAAAATATGAAAAGGCTTTTGAGCCTTTATCTGGATTATATTTATCTAATATCGTAACAAGCCAAATCTTACATTCATCTCTTAGGTAGTCTATGTTTGGCAAGTTTGTAAATTTGTATGTAAATACAATTTTATCAACCATCTCACTAAGTGCTGGCTGAATAAGTTGAACATATAGATCAGTTCTTTCTCGATATGATTCTGTTTTAGTGTAGCGAACTATTGCATCTTCATGTACTTGTGTAAAGTAATGATTCTTTTTTCTGCCTTTTTTCGCTCTAGTTCTCTTCTTCTTGATTGTCAATTTCTTCGTTATCCTCTTCTTCAAATTCAACAAGAGAATATAAAAATTCAAAATTTTCCAATTGTTCACTAAGAGATCTACTATGATCCATTAAGCCCTGTAAGGTCTGGTCGCCATAGAAAGTTTCTAAAGAATATACTTCTCTTAAATGTTCATCAAAATTGTCAATCATTATTTTAAGATCTCCCATTTCTTCAGCAGCGGTTAGCAACCGAGAAACAGCACTTCTTGCATACATAAAAACAAACAATGATAAAATCATTACTACTGTTAAAACAGCAATTAATGTTATTTCAAGTTCACTCATATTCTTCTCTATTGTCTTTTAAAGTTTTTAAAATTTCTCTGTTTTCTTCAATGTACTTGTTAGTCAAGGAACCAACTTTTACATTTTGTTGTTTCTTAATTTTTTTAATTGGTTTAGTAAGTCTTTTCTCGATATCCAATGCTCCACATAAGTCACAGTCATCTTTTTCATAACTGATAGCATGGAAGGATATAAATTCTTCTTTGCAAGCATTACAAAAGTATCGATAGCGGGGCATTACTTGACCATATTAAGAATATCTTCTTCACTAATTGGAGCTTCGTTAGATACTCTGATTGTTGGTGGGTTTGCAACAATCAAACCATCTTCAGATTCAATCAAATCGAAACTTTTCAAAATTGGTACAATATCCAACTCGTTAAGTAGCGACTCTTGTAGTGCCATCATAACAGACCCAAGTGCCTGATTAGAAAGCTTGAATGTTTTTACATTCTGTCCTTCATCAATATTAAAATCCATTTTATTTCTCCATATTAAATTTTTCTATGTATGGTTCTACGAACCATTCTTTTTGATTAAGTTTATTACAAAATATCTCGTATTTAAGTTGATTATCAACATGAGTGTACGGATTTTGTATTATTTCTTTTTTTATTATAACACCTATTCCAGAATCTTTAACAATATTTACATCAGCGTATGTTAGATACCACTTAACCATTTCTCCAACTTTAAACTTATTCATCAAGATTCTCCAAATTATTAAAGCATCTTTCAAGACCTTCTTCGATTTTAATAGATGCAGACCATCCAAGCCGACGCAATGCGGCCGAATCAGATGATGAAAACTTAATATCGCCGACTCTTGCTACTCTATGAATCCAATCAATATCAAATCTTTTGCTAAATAAATCTTTTATATAATTTAAAGGATGCGAGAAACCTGTGGCAACGTCAAAATTATTACCACCAAATTGTTTTTTATAATTCATACAAAATATATTAGCACTTACAATATCATCAACATGAATAAAGTCTCTAGTTTGTTTACCGTCGCCATCAATAAACAAATTAGAATCATTTTTTATTCCGTTTAGCCAAGCAGAGATTACTGTTGAGTATGGTCCGTTAGCTTCTTGATCCTCTGAATAAACATTAAAGAATCGTAAACAAACAGTATCTACGCCATACAATCTAGCGTAAAGTTTGCATTCTCCTTCAGTATAAAGTTTGTGCAGTCCATAAGGACTAACAGGATTTGATGCTGCAGCAGAACTAGCAAAGATCACTCTTTTAACATTGTTAATCTTTGCATATTCTAATACTCTAGATGAACCAAGAACGTTATGTGACATAGCCTCAGAGGGATTTTCAACACACCACTGAACACTTGGCATTGCTGCTAAGTGAAAAATGTACTCAGGCACAAAGGGAACGTTCCTACACAATTTATCAAAATCGAACAGGTCGTACCTAATATCAGTATTGTGTTTTAAATCAACACCATATACTTCATGTCCTTGGTCAATTAACTCTTTATAAACCTTAGAGCCGATATAACCAAGATGCCCGGTGACCAAGCATCTAGCCATCTATTTCCTCAATCATTTCAAAAGCAGATTCCCAATCAGTAAATCTAATTGCCTTATCATCAATATAGAATCTTGCTCTTGGTTTCTCGGCAGTAACCTTACTGACAAATTGAGACATGTTATGTTCTTTCAGCCATTCCCAAACAAGTTCAGTTCCAGTTTTGCCATTGACTAACCCCCGGTCAGGCTTAGCCTTACATGTGTACACAATGACGGTATAATCTTTTGAAAGTCTTTCAAGAGCATCGTAGGCACCCTCAACGGGCTCGTCATAGATGGTTCCATCATAATATCCTTTAGAACACTTGTGAATAACTTTATCAAAATCAATACCGATATTGATTTCTTCATCGGGGTAACTGTGTTCACGAATTTTGCCACCCTTCCAATTAAGGGTTTTAAGCGCATCAGGATCGTTCTTACCGATTGGTGGACATACGTTACCTGAACCATGTGTAAGCTGATAAGTTAACAAAAGTGTGAGAACTTCAGCAGTATGATAATAATGAGCACCCACAACAACTTTTGTAAGATTTTTAATTTCCATACTGATATCTTTCGATGTCATCATTGCAATCTGCATACCATTATCAGTAGCCCACTGCAAAGCCTTGAGAATATCCATTGAATTACCAGACGATGAAATTCCAAGAACCAAAGAGTTTTTCATTTGTTCTGCGGTTCTAGTGCAAGTTCTTGCGGATAACCAATTGACCATCCACTGTTCAAAACTACTATCATTAATGTATGATGTGGCTACGACTCCAGAGCCCGGACAAATAGCATTCTTTGTACCATTTGACAGTCTTGTCATATCAACTGCAGCATGATCTGCAACCGCAAGGTTGCCGCCGTGACCTAAAACGTAGATATCATTGCAGTTGTTGAATTTTTCTTGTAATTCATCCCACTCAGGGGTTTGAACCACTTTTACAAACAGGTCACCTAAATTTTCAAAATTAAGCATTATTTAACTCCCTATAACCCTCTAATAAAATGGTAGTATCCATACCCACAGCTATTATAGCATAGTCACGGTATTTGTCAATATATTTGTTAACGTCTGTTGGAATGTGCACAGCCATTTGATTTGGGTTAGTAACTACTCTCTTAATAGACTCAACAGCCTCGATAAATTCACTATTTTCAAAATTAGCTGGATCTCCTAAACTTGCTGACAAATCATAGGGTCCAATCATGTAAAAATCTAAACCACATGCATATATTTCAGCCATATTTTGCACCGCCTCTTTTGTTTCAATTTGAGCGATCATAATTGGTGGTTCTTGTATTAAATGTTTAAGACCCCATTTATTCTGCCTCACAAGCCCCAGACCGCGCTTTCCACCTTGTTTGGGGTACAGACACAAATCTTTAATCTCTTGAGCTTGTGCGGCGCTCTCAACCGTGGAAAATATTAATCCAGAAGCTCCAGCGTCTAAACTCATTCTAATGAGTGTCTTATTAATTTCAGTTAATCTTACAAATGCTTTTTTGTTGTGAGATGTGATTACTTGAATACAGTTGTACAGGGTTTCATTGTTATAGCACCCATGCTCTGTATCTAGTACTACTCCGTCAAAACCTTCGCACAGCATTTCGGAAATAATTGTTGACGGTATTTGTTGCCAAGATAAAATCATTTATATTTTTCTATAAAATCAGAGCAGACGCCGGCTGAGTTTCTTATTTCATTCTCTGAATAAAAACCACTAAAACTCTCTGGCATAACGCATATAGAATCGGGTGTTAATGTATGACCCGGATATGTCCAAATGAAACCTTGTGATGTTAGTGTATAGAAATCATCTTGATGCCAAAAAACATTAAATCCAGACGCTTGATGTATTAATGAATGTAATGATTGTATATCTTTAGCATGTAACCAAAGCTTTCGCGCTCTAGCAAAAAGCCACTCCGGTGATACCATATACTGTTGCTCGTCATGACCAAGGTAAAATTTAGTATAGAATGAACCTCTGATGTCTACTTCAACATCATAACCTTTTTCAAGAGCTTTGTCAATATAAGTTGGGTTATTCTCCATTTCTGGATTCGGGCCCAGCATGTTACCTCGATGTGATATTAAAAAATTCATAGGTCACCATTGTAATCAAAATTAAATAAAGCTATTTCTTCAGCAAAACAATGTGCTACTTTTTCAATTAGATGATTACCGTTCTCATAATAATCAGAGCATTTTTTTCTTTGACTTGTGTTTGTTTCTTTACTAGCTTCAAGAAGTGGTTGATAACTCAGCCCGCAAGATTGCAATATATATTCCCATTTTTTATTAAGCTCATCATAACGTATAACTTCATCTACACCATAAGTCCAATATGTTTGTGGTACTTCGTATAGATAATTTAAGTTATTATCAAATCTATTCCTTGTTATCTCATCTATAAAAAAATCAAAAGTAAACGGTCGGCCGAGTGCGCTGGGGTGGGTGCTACCATCAAGCTCATGATACGTTTTTATTTTGCTATAGTAGGACAGCATCCTACTCCAAGGATCTCTTACACATACAAATTTATATTTGAATTCTTTTAATAAGCGTTGTGATGTACACGAATATAAAGATAAATGATCGTGATGGCTAAAAAACAAATTTGGAACATCCGAATACACAGTTTCAAGAGCATCAAATTTAGTGCTTGTTGACAAGCCTGAAACTAATCTCTCAAGTGAAGGTTCTCCGTCCGCTTGATAGCATTGTTTACGTGGTCTGACATTAATATTAAATAAACGTATATAAGTATCATGATCAATAAGTTCTTTTACATTATCAGTATTTAATAATGATTTAGATATTGCCGTTCCTCCAGTTCTTGGGTTGTGTATAAATATAAATTTTTTATTTCTATCAATTATCATTTTTTCACCACGTATGCTGTTGGGCAAATATAATTTAAAGTTTTAAGCTGAATATCTTTGTCTGCAAAAAATCTATCCACACCTGCGGATTCAGACCACTTATGAAAAGCATACTCATCAAACACTACTATACCTCCCTTTACTACTCTATCCCAAAGAGCGTTGAGAGTTTCGTAAGTAGGCTCATCGAGGTCTAGATCGATATATAACAATGATATTCTGAAGCCGGGGCGTTCTTTTGCATATTGATACGCTGTTTTAGTAATATCACCAGCAACTAACTCAAACTCATGTTCTTTAAAGCCACAGCTTTTCACAAAATCGCCAAATATCTGTACTTGATTGCTTTCGTGCTTGTAATTTCTTTTATCAAACAAAGTGCCCATGGCTTCTTTATCAATACCAGTAAGACTACCAACAAGTTCTTCAGAGTTAAAAAAGTCAAACCCGACAACCTTTTTGCCACTATTAGGGCACAAGAAACGCTTTATTTTCAAGAAAGTAAGCATTCCGGTACCCTTAAACACTCCACATTCAACAATATCACCCGGTAAATGTTTTACTTGGTCTACCAGTAGAGTTCTAGCTAATAGTTTGCCGAACACTTTAGTATCAGAACTGAGAATGAAGCCGTTGAAAGAATCGTATAAGCCCTGACTGGTATCAATAATTTCTAATTCTTTTAAATCCATTTATGCTCCATGAAACTTGTTGAAATAATCTAAATCTTCGGGAGTTCCAATACCCCACATCCCATCAAAGTGGAATGTTTTAATTTTTTTGTTGTCTCTTAATGCTTCATTGAACACTGGACAAACATAAAACTCATTGTTAAATCTTACATTATTTTCAATCATTTGTTCAGCGTACTTAACATAGTCAGAACCGTGCTTCCAATAGTAAATGCCAGCGGTGGCGATATCACTAATTGGTTTTTTCTCGGCAACCTCTGATACAAATCCTTGTTCATCAAGCTTGGCGAAACTCCATTTAGGGTGTGTAGCTGTAAAGGTAAGCATCCCGCCATCAACTTCGTCCGCCTCCATAGAATACATAAACTCATTACTATCCCAATCTAAAAACTGGTCTGAGTTTGCGAAGATAAGCGGTTCATCATTATTAATAAACTCTTTAGCCAACAGTGTAGTGCATGCAGCACCTTCTGTCATTCCATCGACCTGCACGATCTCACAACCGGGTGAAATTAAACTGAGAAGATGTTTTAAATTATATTTTTCGTAATGTTCTTTCTGTACCACAAAAATGTGACGGGCATCAATATTCAAATTTTCTACGACAAGTTGAATCATAGGCTTGCCGTTAACCTCAATTAGTGGCTTAGGAAAGGTATATCCCGCCTGTTGAAAGCGAGAGCCTGCTCCAGCCATGGGTATAAGAACGTTCATTTTGCCTCCTTGCCATTTAGGTCTTACGTTTTCTTTTTTATCCACTTTATCAATTGTTTCTTTAATTTTTTCATACGTAACATCACTGCTATTTTTAACAGCACAAAGGTGAGCGCCACTGTTGATTGCAGCCTTACGTCCGTGATGAGAGTCTTCCACAACCACAGTCTCATGAGGGTCAACATTTGCTCTCAGCATGCATCTCATATAAATTTCAGCACTTGGCTTTGGCTTTGTAACATCTTGATTAGAATAAAGAAAATCTATATGCTCAAAAAAGCCTCTTCTTATTAACTGTAACTTGGCAGTGTCTCTAATGGAGTTTGTTGCACATGCAACCGTATATCCCTCAAGTTTAAGTTTCCTCAAAATCTTGATGATTCTATGATCATGATCAAAGTTATTAATGATCTCAATTGTTTTTTGTTGTTTAGCTTTCCAGATAGGAGTATGAAATTCTTCCGGTAACCCTTTTCTTTCAGTAAGTATTTGTAATTTTTTTGTGGTCGATAAACCATCATACGTTGAAAGATGCTCTGCTCTATCAATAATATAACACCTATCAATATCACCAAGAGCCATGTTTAAAGCTTGATAATGAAGTTCTCTAGCGTCTACGAGAACGCCATCTAAATCAAATACAATTAATTTAACCATCTCTAAACTTCTCTCCTTGTTTAAAAGGATGCTTATCGATATCGTGTGCTGTATCGGTGCCTATCCACAAATCACCCTTGCGCCAACCAACATAATTCTTATCTGCTAACTCTATATCTTTTTCAAAATAGTAATATTGAACAAAGCTTGGCACTTTTGGAGGGCTAGGAGGGTTTTCTACAAAGTCTTTAGACCATCTTGTAAGCCATCCGTAATAGCTTGGTTGTTGTTTCCAAGTATCTTTCCACTTCCAATAAAATATTTGTGACGTATGATACCACCCCTCATGGCTAATATCGTTTGTTTTCTCCTGCTTCCAATCTTCTTCACCGCCGCGGTACTCACTAGTATCAAGCTCAAGAGCATCGTGTGCATTAAGCAAGCGTCCATGAACTCTGTCGTTAATTAACGAGTGCTCTTTGTTATAAATCAACGCACGAATATAATAATCAGCTTCTTTATTTGCGGGTGTCAGAAATCTTTCATCCCACATACCAATTTTTCTAACTGCTTCGGCCGTGTAGCTAACGATGTTATCACCAAGTTGACCGGTGACAAATGTATATTTTTGGTGCATCTTAAGCAAGTTAGTAGCCCAGTTAGGACTAAGAACAATGTCATTTTGCATTGTAACCACAATCTTAGCATCTGGATTTTTTAAATCTTTAAAACCGTGCAGTAGTGCTTCATTCCAGTTTCGCGCGAGATTACCAGTGTCCCAATCAGGTCTAGTGTTATTATGTATCACATTTACCTTATCAACAAACTCAGAGCTTAATTCAAACTCGGAATGATTATTTATTATATTAACTTCAGTATTCGGAATAGAAGTAAAATCAGTTTTATTAAAAAGCCTATCTAATGTCTCATTTAACACACCGCTTCTTTTGTATGTGGCTATAAAAATTTTTAAATTTTTCATTTTTTTCTCATTTTTTCGTATAAAATTTCTGCTAACATAAACTCGTATTCTGTATCAACGTCTACAGCTTCTATTTCGTCTAACATATATGGGTAAAACTTATCACCTAAGATGTTCTTGTTTTTAATCATAACTTCTCTAGGAAGTATGTTAGCAGCAAAATTAAGAGCGTAAATATCTGGTAAGTCCTGTGACCTTGGGTGATTCTTAGGATCGTAGTTAATTGCTTTGCCATCCAGCCACATATACTCTTTGATTACGTTTGTAGTAACCACACAATCGTAGTCTGTTTCACGTTTATAAATGTCTATGCATTCTTGTAAAGTCTCATCAGTAACCAACGGGCTTGTTACGGGAGTCCATAAAATATCTTTACAATCCAAGCTAGAAGCAAGATGAACATACACATCACCCATGGGCACTGTATCACTAGCATAAAAAGGATCTCTACGCATCGGACAAGCACCAAGATCATTAGCAATCTCCAGCATATGATCATCGTCGGATGTAACCACTACTTTGTTAACATCGCGTAATTTTAGCGCCTGTTGTATTTTTAACGTCAACATATTAGTACCCCCAAAAGGTCTAATATTCTTACGTGGAACGCGCTTAGAACCGCCTCTAACAGCAATTAAAACATTAATATCAATATCTCTGCTCACTACAGTTGTCCCCCGTTCACATCAATCGCTGTACCAGTAATATATGAAGCAGCACTTGAACACAAAAATAAAATAGGAGCCGCTTGTTCTGCAGGAGTTGCAATTCTTTTGATTGGTATTTTTTGTTCCAATTGGGCAATTGCCTGTTTTGACATTGACTCTTCTAGCATTTCAGTCATAGTTTGACTTGGGCACACACAGTTAACCAGTATGTTGTTCATTGATACTTCGTTTGCAAGTTGTTTAGTCAATCCGATAATTCCATATTTACTAGAAGTATAGTGCACACCACTAACAATACTCTTGTTTCTTCCAGCAATGGAAGATACATTTACTATTCTACCATAGTTTTGTTTTTTCATTAACATAACCGCTTGGCGACAAATTGCAAAAAATGATCTAAGATTAATATTCATTACTCGATCCCACTCTGCAACATTAATATATTCTATCGGTTCGCAAAGATTTGTTCCAGCAACATTGATAACAAAGTCTACACTGTCAAAATTAGAAAAAATGTTTTCTATGTCTTCTATTTTAAGTAAATCGCACTTAAGATCTGTGACTGAATCTAAATTTGATGGAGTACGAGAAGCATTATACACAACAGCACCAGCTTCAGCAAATTGTCGGCATACTTCTTTTCCAATACCTTTGCTGCCACCAAATACTAAAACTACTTTGTTATCAAAATTGAACGCTATATCATTCGTCTTCGTATACATGATTCACATCTGGTCTTGTAATTGCATATCTAACACCGGGACCATCACCAACGCATTTAATGTGATGCCATGTATTTTTTGGAACTACAATAATATCATGTTGTCTTACACGTTGTGTTCCGATACCTTCAATCCACCACTCCCATTCGCCGTCAAGGATTACCCAGTTCTCATCTGCATCTGGGTGGAAGTGTTTCCGATTACCCTCGCCCGGTTGTTGTTGAATTACAACACCACCAAAAAGTTCGTTATAGGCAATTCTTACAGCCCAAGAACCCATTCCTAAATCATCACGTAATTCTTGTAAGTTCACAGTTGAGCAGTTCTCATACTTAACCAGTTCCGATTTTGGAACACCATCATTTTTTAACACGCTAACTAAGTCGCTGTCTGAATTTGTTTTTATTCCCATTATCTTGTATCTCTTTTAAGTTTTGGAAGAGTTTTAAATCTTTCAATTCTACTGTCTAAATTTTCATCGTTCAGTAAATTATTTACATGCTCATCAAAAATAAGCCTATCATCTTTTAACAAAACGTTTTTTAAATGCATAAGCTGTGATAATTGATCATGAAGCAGTTTGTCTGGACCATAATTACGACCTTCTTCGCCATAAGTGTTAATATAAGATTGATTATATTTTTCTTTGTTTTGCTGCGGCTTTCCAATGTTGTAAAAATCAAGACCAAAGACTTTTAATTGTTTGACCGGATAAGATAAAAGCATATTAATCGCGCCGTACCCTGAATTAAAATTAGCAGTAAATGTAGTATAACTCCCTTTTCCAAATCTTTCAACATGAGATTTAGCATAAACTTGCCAATAAAGTGCCCAGCGCTCCCATTTGCCATCATTTCTTTTTAAATTAACAAATGGAATTTGTAATTCTTTGAAAATTGGCTCAAATATATCATCATTAAAATACCAACCAGCTTGCCATTCTAGACCGCCTATTGGTTGCTCATGTCTTTTTTGTGCAGCGGCTGTGTCATTACATATAATAAACTTTGGTCTGTCTGATAAATCACTTGCCTTAATATGCTCAACTAACGGCATGCCATAATTTGGATTCAAACAACTTTGTATTATATCTGAGCGCGAGCCATATGATTCAGTATTGTAAATGTTGTGTTGAATTCTAACAACAACATCACATGAATCAATCTCAGCACCGTGTGTGTGTTTTGCTAAATAAGGTGCAGGACCAACTAGAGCAACAGTTTTATCTTTCAGATATTCCTCAAGCGAAGGATCTAATATAGAATTAGTGTGAAATAAAGATTTATTATCACTTAATTTTTGATAATATTCAAGACACTCATTGTATGTAATCTTTCTTCCTTCAATTCTGCTGTTAATTTTATTGGCAATCTCTGGCCAAGGATCTAAAGGAGTTACAAAATCTTCAAATTGTAAACCTCTAAGTTCTTCATCAATTATTTTATTTGACTCATCTGAAAAGTTTTTTTGCTTTTCTTCAAGTGATAAATGTACATTTACAAACCTCTCATCATTCAAATCAAAAAATTTAGAAATCTTATCTAAGTCAAAGTAGTCAACATCATCTGGATTTTTTATGATATCGAAACTATTTTTTTCAAACAAACTAACAAAAAAATTCTTGATTTTTAATGAATCGTAGTTTACATCAACACTAATATTTTCATCAATGTTTAATAATTTTTTCTTTTTGAATGCTGGTAAAATTGATTTCCACATTTCATCCATTTGATATTTTGTATATCCACCTTCACTATTATATGTTTGAGTGTCTTTACTATCAGTTGGATTATTATGATGAACAATTTTATGACTGCAAACAACATTTCTTAAAAATGGTATTTCTTGAATGTTAAACATATGACAAGCATCGGTATCAGTTCGATGCTTAATAAACATCGGGAAGAACCACTGTAGTAGGCTTTTGTGTACAATTTTGATACCATTGTGAGTAAACGGTATGCAAGAATAATCTCTGCTTCTCAAAAAATTTAAATCTTGTGCGATTGGATTATCAATGCCGCGGCCGGGATAAAAAGTTAAAACAGCAGGATTAGATTCAAGATCTTTTAAAGTTTGTTCATATGCGTCTAATTCACCTTGTGGTTCGAGACCCATATCATAATCCATAAAAAAATAATAATCGTACTTTTTTGGCACCAGTTCAGCTAAAGTATTTCTAGTTTGTGACCAAATAGTATTAGGACAAAATTTAATAGCATCAGGGTTTTCTTCATCAAACGTAACAAAGTAAAAATCTGAGTGTTCTCTATTGTGAAAAAGCTTTACATGCTCTGGATTGGGATCCTTTGGAGTTACTTGTAAGACGCAGAATCTTTTGTTCATTTTAATTCTCTTGACCACCGGTCAATCATTTCTTCAAGCATACTTTCAAAAGTATATTCAGGTTCCCATCCAAGTAATTCTCTTGCTTTAGAGGGATCACCCTTTAAGTATTTAAGTTCTTCGGGTCGCATATATTTTGGATTTTGAACAATATAATCTTCGTAATTCATATCAAGTTTTTCAAATACCACTCTACAAAGATCTCTAACTGAGTGCGTCTCTCCTGTAGCCACTATAAACTCGTCTGGAGTGTCGTGATTGATAATTGAGTGCATAGCTCTAACATAGTCTTTAGAGTGTCCCCAGTCGCGATATGAGTCCATGTTTCCTAACTCTAGCTTATCCATCAGACCATACTTGATTGATACAGCGCCTTTTACAACTTTATTGGTTACAAAGTTAGAACCACGGCGGGGTGATTCGTGATTAAAAAGAATACCGTTGCAAGCATGTAAGCCGTAAGCGTTGCGATAGTGTCTGACTAAATTATATCCCATGACTTTAGCACAGCCGTAAGGACTAACTGGATTCATTGGTGTTGTTAATCTTTGGACTCCATCGTCATCAACAGAATTACCAAACATTTCTGATGACGATGCTTGGTAAAACTTCGCTTCAGGGCACTCTGTTCTGTAAACTTCAAGTAAGTGCAAAACTCCAAGTGCATTAGTTTTAATTGTAAACGATGGCATGTCAAAGCTAATACGAACATGGCTCATAGCAGCTAAATTATAAATCTCATCGGGCTGTACCTCTTTAACAATTCTAGCAATTGAAGGGTAATCCAGCATATCTCCGTAAAAACCCTTTACTTCTTTATTTAAGCCATGCAGTCGGTAGTTTTGATTCTCAGCAACTGAGTGTCTGCGGAACATACCATAAACATCATAGCCTAAAGAAAGCAAATATTCTGATAAATAGCTACCGTCTTGACCACCGATACCTGTGATTAACGCTGTTTTCTTGCTCATTTAAAAATCTCCATTTTTGATAAATCTGGCCAGTCTTCAACTGTCCACTGCTTAGGTGGTGTACTAATAGCTTCAGGAAGCTTTTTAATGCCAAGTGCCGCAGTTTCGGGGGTCATGTAATAATGATAGCCAAATGTTTTTATATTTTGTTCTCTCCACGGTATATCAGGGCTTCTTCCATCGTAGCTCATCTTTTTAAGTCTATCTGCTGCAGATTTATTGTCAGTCAATATCATGCCACCACGACCAAGACTTAAATGCTTTCTATATTGAAAGCTCAGGCACATGAACGTTCCTGATATGTAAGAGTTCTCTTTCCATAATACAGCAGCATCAATGATATTTGTACCGCCCAGATAGTAATAATCTTTCCAGTCCTCATTACGCCAATTAAAAGCAATATTAAGCTTATGTGCTAAAAATGGAACTGAGATATACGTTCTTTTCGGCACTGTAAACATTGAAATATTTTGTTCTCTCAGGCACAATTCTATTCCGTGTGTGCAGCAATCCACAGCTACAGCATATGGGGAACCAAAAAAGTCTGCAATTTGCTGTTCAAATGTTTTTATGTCGTCAAAACTCACTTGGTTGCCTCCCAATTTTGCATAATATGTATTCCGTTTTCTTTATCCATGTGAGGATAGTATGATTGACTTTGATCATCATATTCTGCATGTATTGAATTTTTCCAATCGTATGGTTTAATTGTTTGAAAACCTACCTCTTTTAAAACACCTAAGAGTTTTGTTTGTGTGTAAACAGAAGTATGGTAAACTTTATCAGTACCAAGATCATCATTATTTATATAAATTCTACCATACATTGGTCCAATGATTTTGTCAATATTTTTATCATACTTATTATACACTTCTAAAAGCTTATCAAAGTCAACAGTAGAAATTCTAAGAACTCCTCCAGTTTTTAAAATACGATACCATTCAGTTAATGCCTGAACGCCTTGCTGAAAATCAAAATATTGAAATAAAGCACTAGCATAAATTAAATCGACACATTCATCAGTAAACATATTTAAGTTTGTAACATCTGTAGATATATGAACATGTGGATCTTTATTAATATCTACATTAATGAAGCCGGATATATTGGTGCGGCCGCAACCTAGATTAAGTTTCATTTAATCAATCCCTCAACTACAAACATACTTGATCTACCAACTCTTTTCATTAAATCAGAATCATATTTTAAAAGTTCTTTCGGCAGTAAATCATTTCCATAATCATAAGTTCTGCCATATCTTTTAAATTCAAGACCAGCTTTAGATATCATGGACTCCCAAAATTCTGGTGTTTCAAATCTGGTGCCGTCACCCTCGTCATCAGTGCATTCTCTTAAGCAATTTGGAACATCAAATATTATTTTTTTACACTTCTCAGCTTGTATCAATAAAATATCAAGAATTTCAGAATCACAAAAATGTTCTAGAACTCCTTGGTGTATAATTGTATCGTAAAATTTAGTGTATGTTTGACGTTCAAGTATATTTCCAACATAGAGACTGTCTTTTAAGTGCGGATACCTGTCACCAGTTTGTTTGACTGCTATTTCTTCAAGATCAAACCCGGTTATGTCAAAGTCTAAATCTCTTAACAGTTCTGTTGTTGTGCCAAATCCAAAACCAGCTTCCAGTATACTGCCACCTTTTTTTGTGTGGTCTATAATACATTGTATAAACTGCTCTTGTATAATAGCACTACGAAATAACGTAAACCTTTTTTCGTTAAGCCAGTTATCCCAAGCCACTTTACTCTCCTATAAAATCTTTATCCGCTGATTGTCCGTAATAAGGTCCAGTTTTGTACTCAAGAACCAGAGTGTTATCTTCTAAAATTCTATAATTGTGTCCACCAAATAAAGTAATTGATAGATCACCAGCCTCTAAAATCCTTGTTTCAACAATAGTATCATCTAAATCGTAGAATATAGCTTCAACTCTTCCAGTCATCACAACCCACGATTCTTGAGCTATTGCTTGACTAGGAACTGGCTTATAAATATGTTTATGAGGCTTAAAAGTCTTACCTTTATTAAAGTTTAATATAGCAAGTTGCAGATATTCTTCTTCTTCTACGATATCATTTCTCACATCTTTAAGTTCTGCAGGTCTACACACAATATGCAAAAGCTTATTCTTTTCGACATTAGAATAAATCTTATCAAACATTATAAAGCTAGTGCCTCTTCCAAACTCATTTTTTTGAAGCAGTTCAAATTTGATACAGGACTACAATTAACGACCTCAATATTATTCCAAATTGCACGATAAGCAAAATAGTTCCAAGTGGGCAGGTGCAAATCTAAACCTCTAGGCACATTATATTCGTCACCTTCTTGCTGGTAATCAGCAAACCAGTAATTTGGATTTTCATCGGGTGTTTTTTCCATTTTTAAGCCGGGTCCATCACGAACACAACCATCTACAAATTCAACATAATTACAATCAACGCCTAAAAGGATAATTCTTTCATATCCTAAACAAACAGCGGTAGAGCAAGCGTTAGCTCCAGAGTTTCCATTATCATTGAACTCAACAAAATCATCAGTGTTATTGTTCCACTTATTCATACTACCAAATGGCTGTAGGTTCACATACTGAAACCCTTCTGAATCACTAATATCTTTTACATAAAAACATTTTTCAATTGGTGTATTATCAATTAAATTTTCAAAACTTTCCCTGTGATTAAGAGTTACTCTAAAATCATAGCAACCGTGGTATTTCGGCCACCAATCCATTCTTTCGTAAGCTCTATAAGCTGAGTTAAGCCCAAAGGTATCAAAACCCCTGAGCATTTCAAAATCAACTTCCTTAAGCGAGGGACCATTTCCCATAACAACAATAGTTTTTTTACTCATAGTGACTCCAAAATGCTTCTACTCTTGAGCGCATGTGTTCAACTGTTGACTCTTTAGTAGCAAACCATTCTTCATTCTGGTGTTGAACATAATCACTTAAAATAAGATCGCAACCTAAAATTTTTGCTTCAATGACAAGTCTAGGGCATGTATCAAATCCAAGTGGTTGAAAAATCAAACCTTTAGATGTTGAAAGTTTAATTAATAATTCATGATAAGGCAAGCCTTTAATTATTTCATACTCTAAATTATTTTCTTTAGCGTATTTTACACAACCTTGTGTGTTTTTAATTGGAAAATCAGAACCTAAAATTAAATATTTTTCGTCTTTTTTATTATCTTTTATAGATTCAATAAAGTCTAAGTCGCGCCTATCAAATACTGAACTTAGCACTCTACAATTTTCTTCTTTAAGTGTTTTAATGTTTTCTAAAAAGTACTGTCGCTGTGCATCACTCATAAACCAGACATTTTTAGCATAGCTATAAAAAGCGGCATTTAATTTTCCACTAACTCTTTCAGCACAATCACAGTGTTTGCCTTCTGCAAGCTTGTGTATTTGTGGTGACCGATAATCACATAGTTTATAATCATATTCTAATATTGAATAAGATATATTCTTGCAGAAAAATATTTTATGCTCGTCTTTAAGATAATGAAAATTACCAATTACGAAATGCACATTTTTATATTTTTCTAATACGTTAAGGCTTAATTCTTCAGAAATTAGTTTACCCAGAACAAAATCTTTACCACCAGTTTTTTCGATAATGTGTTCAATACCGCCATCAAATAGTGCTGATGTAGTAAACTCTGCTCCACCTTGAAAGTGTTCTGAGAAAGCATCTGCAAGAAATATGTATTTTATTTCTTTTTCCACGGTTATATTAAGTCCGCCAAAAGCTCATCGACCTCTTCTTTGATGGCTTCTGTTTTGATCTCACCAGTAAAAGACTTCACAAACATTTCATGCATTTTTTCTTCAGAAAATTGTTCTCTCAATTGTGCTGATCTATCACAAGCACCATGTGCAATACTATCTTCGTTCTTGTTTACAATATCTTCGTAACACGCTCTCATTTGTTCTCTAGCCGATTGTTCTCTTGCAGCACACCATCCTGCTGTTTGTTCAATAACATCCTTCCAGACAGCTTCTGGGGGGACTTGAACCATATCATATGAGACTTCATAGAAGTGGGCTTTACCATCATCATCATAAAGAAAGTCTTTTTGTCCAGACCAACCAACTGATACAACTGGCAAACCACTATAAGACGCCTCAAAAATGGGCAATCCAAAGCCTTCACCGTGAGGTAAGGCTACGAATGCACTAACTTTATCATGTAAGTATAAACTGTGCATTTCTTCCTCAGTCATGTGACCATGCAGTAAGTGAACAGAGCACTTGCGTTCTGGAACATTTGCAGAATTAATAATTTGTCTAATATTATTCATGCATGTTTCTCTATCAATTAGACAATTTTTTGCAACATTTGTTTTAACAATCATACCAACCTCTTCATCTTTAAATTCATTTAAAAACCAGTTGATTGTATTTTCCAAATTTTTACGAGGTCCAAATTGTGCAACTACAAGAAAGTTAAAATCATGTTTCAAATTTAATTCTAACTCTGGTAATTCTTCAAAAGTCTTAACTGGGTAATTCACAGTAAATAAATCTCTTTGATTTCTTAAAGTGCCTGTAACTTCTCCTGTTTGATTATTTTGAACTTCAAAGGCGGTGGAATCCATAATCTCTTTTGAATGGTTAGAAACTACGATATTACGATTCATTCCATTACACTTTTCAATCCACAGTGCAGCACAGTGAGTAGTTTCAATACCTGCTGTATAGCCAACATTTTCTCTAGCAATCACTTGAAATTCATTTGGTATAGTAACCTGTAAAGACATATCGAATTGACCACCTTGTTGCATGTAAGCAATTGTTTTTTCAATTGTTTCATCAATCCATCGGCGCTCTTCGTTATCCTCAGTCATCCATGATGTATGACCCCAAGTTATCGGCCGAATATAAATATCGAATAAATCCTCTCTACTTCTCAAAGATCTAAGAGCAAAACGTGCTTGTTCTCCATAGCCGCTTCTCGTAAGAAGTGGTCCAACTAATAATACGCTTTTTTTCATGCTACCTCCATCAAGTGCCATCTGTCATAATTTTTTCTTGTTTCCCAAGAACCAGATTCTTCAATAACCCTGTCGAAAAATTCAATCCAAGATTTTTCAAAAGTTTCAAAATTAAAGTTATCTTTTACATGCTGGACACATTTATCAGATAATTCTGAATACTTTTTCTTGCTTAATTTTAATGCTTTGTTTAGTGTTGCTTCAAAATCTTTTTGAGAAATTCTATCTTCGTAGATGTAGGGCACCTGTAGTGAACCAATAATAGTCTTTGAAGTGGGCTTAATTCCCCAGCCAAACCAATTTGAACCATCAGTAACCTGATCTTGTAGACCACCTGTCATGTTTACAATAATTGGAGTTCCACACGACATTGATTCAAGTGTGGATAAGCCAAAACCTTCAGCATCAGAGATATTAATTGTATAATCAGCAGCATTATACATCACTGAAAGTTCTTGAGCACCAACTTTTGTAGTCGAAAGCAATATTTGACCTTGATTAAGACCGAGATGTTGTAAAATATGGGGCAAGTCTTGCCCATGTGGATCTTGAGCGTCAGTGTGCATTAATAGCATCGCTTTATCATGACCAACCTTATCGAGCCATTCTTTGAACCACCATATAAGAGTTCCAGACTGCTTGCGTCTAGCGTTTCTATTGTTCCAAAAGAATACCTTTTTTCTTGGATTGTTATAAACATTGCTAGAATTTATTAGATTAGTTCTAATATTTCTTACTTTTTCTAAGTTTTCTGCGTCTGTATATCTCTTAAAAAATGTTGGATTAACAGCATGTGGTATATGTGCAGCAAACGAATCTGGCGATGCAGTGCTAACAATTTTTTCTGTAACCTTTGATATCGACACAACATAGTCAGTTGAATCGTAAAATTGTTTATTATACATTGGCACTGGGAAATTGTCCCAAACATGATAGTAAACCATAGGAACCAAAGCTCTAACTTCGTCTTCCATTTGCCAAAGCCATTCATAAAATCTTGGGTCTGTCATAAACCAAAGCACATCTGGCTTCTCTTTTCTCAGAACTGATCTAATAGTTTCATCATTTCCGTAATTGTCAACTGGTATAACGACAAAATCATCACCCCATGGTTCTACTTTTTGTGGTGTGTAGTCAGCATGCTTTATTGCTCCACCTAGACAAACAAATTTATATCTTCCGGTTTTTAAAAGTGCTTCAATCATATATTTTGTCTGTGTACCCACACCGGAAGGTGAGAGAGGATGATCAGACAAAACTAAAATTTTATGTTTTTTCATTTATTCCTCAAGGACAGTGTTCTGTCTTATAAAACTTACAACCATATCCACCAGTACAGGATAGCCTGTTTTTGATGTATCGTTGATTTTTAATATTGTACAGTGCGGTGTTTAAAAGTTTAAGAGCATTCTCTGTTTTTTTAGGTCCGCTTGTAACTCTAAAAAATTCTACATTGTTTTTCTTAGCTGTACGTTTAAGTAGTGCAAAGTGAGTTTCTACGTCTTTTGGATCGATGTCCATTTTTTGACAAAAGAAGTGTTTATACAAAGTTAATTGATATGTCACCATTTTGTCACTTTTTTTACGTGAATCCCAACCCCAAGAGCAGGTCTTCCAATCAAAAATGTGAACTTTTCCATCAGGGGTAGCTACCACTGCATCGATGTATCCTTTAAACAGTTTGTCTTCACCTTCAATTGGCTCATACAGTGGCATTTCAACAGCTAAGACCTCAAACTCTTCAAAGTATTCAGAAAGTGCATCATCAATTTCTGGAATAATATTGCCACCTTGCTTCATCATTTGATGAACAAGCTTGTTATCTACATCATCTTCAAGTTCTGCAATGTTCTTTTTAAGTTCTTTTACAAAAAAATCTTCTTCAATTTCTTCATTGAGTAATTTTTTCTCACACACAGAATGAATAGCAGAACCGAATGCTGTATATTCATTACCAGTGAAGCCATCAATGCCATCAATACGAGTGAGCTTGTGGTAAAAAGCACAAAAACTCCAATCTTTAAGTTCGGAGTAAGAAATATGAGACATAATAATACCTTTTTAATTTAATGTAACAGGTCTAGTAATAATTGTCAACTTCATTTTGTTCGCTAATTGAAATTATTTTTTCAAATGGGGCTTTTGCTACCTTTGATAAAAACTTGTGATTTGAGTCCATGTAATACTCTGTAAATGCAGTAGCAAAATATTCACGTAGTGATGTAGCTGCATATGGAGTTAAAAATACTCCAGATGATGCTTTTCTAAAATTATCATATCCAACTTTTTTAAAAAGAAAATCATCAAATTCTTGATTAAATTCTACATCTTTAAAAAACGAACGAGGCGCTCGATAGTCCATATTCCAAAGTAAATCGTGTAAGAACATTCTTTTTTGTAAGAACTCATCATGTATTTTTCTATCACCGTAAATTTCAAATCCATACTGTTCCTCAACAGCATGAGCGGTTTCATGGATAATGTCATCTAATAAGTCATTAAAATCGTCTTGTATATTTGATACGTAAATTGTTCCAGAATCATAGAAAGCATTAATTGAACGTTCCTCAAATTCTTCAAATTGACCAACTATAATCATCTCTATAAGAGAAGAAAAGTCTTTTGGTAAGAGAGATTCAAATTTAGAAATTACTTTCTCAACATTTAAATCATCATTTAATAATTCATCTTTAAAATAAACATGTAAGCCATTTGGAGTATAAAAATCTACGTTACTCTTCTGAGTGGCTTCCTTCATTCTGCTTATTAAGGAGTTCTGTTCCATCGTCTAGTCCTAATTTATATCCACGTAAAAAGTTTTCCTCTGCTACTGAAACCATAAACTCGGGGAATTCATGCGCCATAATTTCTGCAATCATATGTACAGTTACTTCCTCACGATCAAACTTTTCACCAACGTATTTTACAAGGTGTTCTTTAAGCTCTGAGTCTTGTTGCACAACTACACTCAACAAGTCTTCGCGATTGTATTCTTTTTCAGTAATAACTTTTTCTTCATTCATAATAACCTTCCTATAATATTATAATAAATTATTGATTTTTTGTTTACAAAACTTTTGATGCTAGAGTGGCAAGTTCAGATCGTTCACCCTTTCGGAATGTCATGTGTCCTGAAATATGATAACTTTTGAAACTTTCAACAGCATGTGCTAATCCGTTAGATGTTTCATTAACATACACATTATCAATCTGTTCAACATCTCCAGTCAAAACTATTTTTGTACCTTCACCAATACGAGTAATAATAGTCTTAATTTCATGTTTTGTTAAATTTTGAGCTTCATCAATTACGATAAAAGCATTTGAGATCGAGCGACCGCGGATATATGTAAGTGCCTCTATCTCAATTTTACCTTTTTCCATATACATTTCAAGTGATGTACGATCTCCCATTAGAAACTTTAAATTATCCTGAATGGGCATTAACCACGGTAACATTTTCTCTTCCATAGTTCCGGGTAAGTAACCTATATCTTTACCAAGTGGTTGAACTGGTCGTGATACAATAAGTCTTGAATAATTATTCTCATCTTGTCTTAAGCCAATTGTTTGCTGCAGACCGGCCGCAATAGCTAAAAGTGTCTTACCAGATCCAGCACGACCGACGAGAGAAATGATTTTAATTTTTGGATCCATAAGCATATCAATTGCGAATGCTTGTTCTTTATTTCTAGATTCAATTTTCCAATCAGGTAATGTTTTATGAACTATTTTAGACAGTGGCTCATGCTCTGATTTAAACCTAGCTAACGCAGATTTTTTTTCATTAGCATTACTAACCATCATGACATATTGATTTGGATAAATAATTCCAGACATCTCCTCGCTAAGACTTTGTGGATATATGTCTTCTCCAGAATAAAATCTATCGATTACTTCATCATCAAAATTAGCCACAACAAATCCATTATAAAGATCGTCGGATGATGTTACAGCTTTTTCTGAAACGTAATCTTCGGCTGTAATTCCAACTGAATCACAAATAACTCGCATGTTAATATCGCGAGAAACCACAATAGTTTTACGATTATCTTTATTTGCTTGAATGGTTTTAGCAGTTGCAATAATTACATGATCAGGGTGTCGTAAGTCTAAATCAGGTGGAAAGATGACTTGTTTTAAATCAGTAAACGATACTACTTTTAAAATACCTTTACCTTTATCAATACGAATACCTTTCTCTAAACTGCCTTTTGAACGATAATCATCTAAAATTCGTATGATTTTTCTTGCATTAGCGCCCACAGAATCTTGGCGCTTTTTATGTCCATCAATTTCTTCTAAAACTTTTAATGGTAAGAATATATCGTGATTATCAAATTTAAAAAGTACGTCAGCGTCGGTTAAGCAGACGCTTGTATCTAACACATAATTTTTTTTAGCCATACTAGACTCGCTAAAATTAAATAGTATTTAATACCTTTTAATAACCATATAAACTTTTATGTTCTAATTTCATTTGAAGATATTTTTTGTTTTCGCGAGCCTCTTTCCATGCAGAGTAAAAGATTCTTGCTGATTGTGCTTTTTCACATGTCAAGGCGTCAGGCTCCTGTGGAATAATCGTACCGTCATCATTATATTTTCTACCATCGCGATGGTTTGCATAACGACGGGCACGAGTAAAACCCATGTGTAAAAACTTTTTAGCCATATCGGCACCAACAAAATCTCCCTCGTTAATGTATGTGTAAAACATTTCTAAGATATTTTGACTTGATACTTGTGCTTCCCTGACGGTTTTAAATCGCCAGTAAGCACAAATCTTTGACTTATAAGGTTCACAGATAAGAACACCCTGTTGTCCTCGTCCAATTCTATAAAGCTCAGGGTGCTTGCTATAATCTACGTTTGGGTTCCACTTCTCAAAATATGTGCTATCAACTTGTTGTCTTGCCATTATTTTTTACCTGCTGGAAACCGACCTTGATTTCCCATACCATCGTAATCAACGAAATCACTATCTGGTTCAACATATTTCTGTTCTTTGCGGCTATCAAGTTTTTCAACTAATAAAGTTGACGCTATATCAATTTCTCTCATGACTTCCGCGTACAACCTAAGCTTTCCATTGCGTTGTAATTCCAATGCTTGAGATTGTAACCTTGCAATTTTTTTATTAATACTTTTAATTTCTCTATTGAATAAAAAATCTTTAATAAATTTCATTTTTTCCTCCTTGGTAAATGTGGTCTAATTCCATATGCAAAAATGTAATAACCGGCATCAAATAAGTTTTTCACGATAGGGAGACGAGAGACGCAAACTGCTTTATGAAATCCCATCTTCTCATACATTAACCTGAATGTTTCTGGTCCTTTTGTGGCTTTTTGGTCGAACCAGCCAATCATTTCTTTTTCAAAGTCTGCAACGTTGCCGTCGAAATCTTCAGCACTAATATCAATAAATTCGATACCGCACGCTTCAGCCCTATCACGGATGGTGTTGATCTCTAATGAACAAACATAACAACTTTCATCATAGTAAACTTTATCAGACATTAATTATCCATATTATCCAATATATAAAGTGAGAACGTAAATCCCAAAACGATAAACGCCACCACGCAATTTATAAAAACTTGATACATTTCCATTATCACCCCCCTTTTTGTTCTAACAGAATACGGTATTTCATTAGTGCTAATTCTTTGTGCTTAGCTTCAATCATGATATCAAATTCATGACCATAATCATTAAGTGTATTATACACTAGATCCGAGTGTGCTTGTGGTTTAATTTTAGGATTATTATGCTCGGCCGAACGAGACTCTGCATAGTGAACCACAGGCTTAATATCTCCCCATGTGGAAAGTGCAAGCTCTAGTGCTTCTTGTTCAGTTTGTCCACCGGTGTGCAGCATGTGATGATGATAGTCAAACACAATTGGAATGCCAATGCGCTTGTAAACGCCTTCATACAGTTCCAGTGTGGAATACAATGATTCTTTGTCGTCATTCTCAACAGTCAACCGTGAGCGTACATTTTCTGGTAGACGCTCAAAGTTACGACAAAAATTATCAAGGGCAAACGGCTTGTCACCATAAGCAGCACCGACATGAATATTAAGCTTGGCATATGGAGTACGAGGTAAGCCCATAAGATCAAACAACTCAGCATGAACTGATAAATCTGTTTTAGTAAGTTGAAACACACGTTCTTTTGGAGATGCCAGTTTATTAAACGGACCCGGATGCGCTGTGAGGCGCATTCCATGCTCACGGGCATAGTTACCCGCCCTAAGTGCTGCGGCGTGAATAGCGCCGAAATTAGGCATATCTGAGAGACTATATTCAGAAGCCCAAGGAATAATATCTGAAGAAAGTCGATAAAAGTAAATTTCGTTCTTCAAATTCCATTCAAGGATAGTTCGCAAATCTCTGAGATTTTGCAAAGCCAATTCTGATGCATACTCAATACCGCGCTCATCAAAAGTGCGACGAATCATACTTCGGTTAGTTGTGATGCGTTGTTTTTTAGGCAACGAAGAAAAGCCCATATTGATACAGGCATAGCCCAAATGATTCATATTACCCTCCAGTAATACTAATAACTTAACATTAACTTGTATCGATGTCAAGAAGTTTCTGGGTATTTTATTAATTCGTAAATATTACCCCAAGGATCTTTCTTATAAGTTGATATTGAACCATCTCTATGTTCTTTTAAAACATCATCTTCATCAAATTCATCTACTTCGATTGCAAAGTGTTGAGGATGCTGACCCTTAATAACAAAAGCTATCTTTACATTTTCTAGCTGTACAAATGCCCAAGTATCATCTAAATACAGTATTTCTGCATTAAACTTAAGCTGATACCATTTAGCTGCAAGTCGGGGCTCATCAACAATAAGACCTATGTGATCAATTTTAGTTGTCATAATAAATGGTGCCCGCAGAGGGACTTGAACCCCCAACCTACGGTTTACAAAACCGTTGCTCTACCAGTTGAGCTATGCGGGCAATTTTTTAATTATTTGCCAATCAAAAACCCAAACCATGGGTTTTTCATCTTTCTTATATGGTACACCAGATTTTATTAACTTATAAACATCTTTTTTATAAATTATTTTTGCATGCCAACCAGCAACACCAAGCATATTTTTGGTTGGCTCATATCTTTTTTTTAATATAACTTTAACGACTGGTTTAGTAAAACCTTTAATTAAAACTTTATCATTTATCGTATATTTTGTTTTCGATGTCATGTATTCTTTCAATTGTTGATATTGTAGCTTCAGGCAACAACAAAACTTTGAAACAGAAAAAAGCAGCAAGGAACATTACCATTGCTAATATCATCAACTCTACTACTTCTTCCACATAATAAATATGCTATTATTTAAAAACCGGTTTTTTGTCTAGAACTAGGATAACCGGAAACCTCTGCCTACGTTTGGGTCGGCAGCCCCCTTCTGCTTATAAAGCGAGCAGAACAGCGCGGGGTTTATTTGCAGCAGCAATCACAACCACATGGTGCGGTGCAGCCGCAGCATTCACATTTTTCCATAATCAAATCCTCCAAATATAAATAGAAACATCAAGCATCAAACGTTAGTGTACCATTTTCAGTTTCAACAGATACTGTCCAACCAGTTACAAATGGATTAATTTCAACGAAATTTGCGAATGGAACTTCAACCTGTGCAGTTAGAGTTGTAAAGCCTCGTTTATGATCGTACTTCTCAGTTGAATATTCAATTAACTCAGTATCATAAAAATTTTCAGTTAGTGTCTCAGCTAAGAAATCTTCAAAAGCAAAACTACCTCGCTCATATTCTTCAAGAAAATCATTATCGCGAAGATGTTGAATGATATTGCCATTCCAACGATTACGAGCATCAAGTTTTGTGTTAGAAATAAGTGAAGCAAAATCATAGATTACGCTTGTTTCATTCATTGCGTCCTCTACTTCTGTTTCATTATGAACGAAGACATCCGTTCCCTCTTCACGAGTGAGCGTAATCATTGCGTCTTCAGGCAAGTTTAGTGATTGTAGTCTTTTTACAACAGACATGTTTTCTCCTTTGGTAAGTGGCTGCCCCTCTCGGACTCGAACCGAGGACAAGCGGATTAACAGTCCGCTGCTCTAACCAACTGAGCTAAGGGGCAATATAGTAATCATAACCTATCTAATTGTTACTGTCAATTGATTATATTAATCTTACCAAAGATAATAATCCCATTTTGAAGATATTTGACAATTGCTAATATTTTTAAATATGTCAGACTTAGGAGCTTTCGGTTCTCTTAAAAGTGGCATATTCGCTTCTTCAGGTGTTTTACTACCTTTTCTTTGGTTACACTTTTTACAAGCTGCAACTAAGTTGTCCCATTTGTTTTTTCCGCCGCGTGAACGAGGTAAAATATGGTCTATTGTTAATTTATCGGCCGTAAAGTGTTTGGCACAATATTGACATTGATTTTGATCTCGCCAAATAATATTTTTTCTGTGGCATGGGATAGTGTGATATCTAAATTTTACAATTCGTTTTAAAACAATCACTGCTGGAAGATTGAAACTCTCACTAACTGATTTTATGACGCTATTATAATTTTCTAAAGCTTGTGCTTTTCCAACTAAACAAAGTACAAGTGCTTCTAGTGCATCTATTACTTCTATGGGTCGATAAGAAGAATCAAGTTTTAATGTTTTTTCATTATCCATTATTTTAATTACAGTATTAAATCATCGACCGGAATGTTTTACATTACCACGAGTTTCAGGTGACTTAAAATCTCTAGCTTTTTTAGCGAGTTCAGAAGAACTATCTACTTTTTCTTCGCCCCCAACACCCCATAAAAGTTGAACACCAAGTTCTTCACAAACGGATTGTTCAGGTGTATTAGATTTTCCGCGATCACCACCATTGGCGAAAAAAGTCGGCTTATGGCGGGCGATGGCTTCACAAACAGTACCATCGGTATCATCAACAGAGTCAACTAAAATTACACCTTTAATTGCATTTAAAATTTCAACACGACGTTCCCATTCCATAAAAACAAAGCCTTTCTTTCTGTATAACCAATTATCGGAATTAGCGATAACAATTACATCACCATATTGTGCTGCATGTCTAATCATTCTAATATGACCGGCGTGAACCGGATCAAAACCACCAGAAACCATCACGGTTGCTTTTTTTTCTTCACTCATAAATCACCATTAGTTTTTTGTTTTATAGATTTATACATATACTCTATATTTTTTCTTTTGTCAAGAACTGTTTTTTCAATTTCTTCGGTTTCAAGATCATAATCTTCTTTAATGTCCCAAAGTGCATCTTCAATTGAATCAATTGGTTTTACAATTCTATTAATTGTTTTTTCTTTTTTTTCGTTGCTATAAAAATTTTGCAACCAGCTAATCATATTCATAGTATTCCTTTAGATGGTGGAGGTGGCGGGAGTCGAACCCGCGTCCAGAATACTTCCAATTGTAGTCGTTCACAAGCTTAGTCAATTTCTATATCATAAACTGACAAAGATAGATGGTTATAAAATATCGCTTACCATCCTGTTGCGATAAGTTTTTTAATTTTTACAACTTGTCTGTTGTTTTGATTAGATTGGATAGAAGGCTCTAATCAGCCTCCCCATTAAGCGGCTAAGCGCTGTTGGAAGTGTAAGTTGTTATTTGCAACTAAATTATTTTGAACTGTTAAGGTCGTATCTAACCTGCTTGCACTATTTTTCTTCAGTACCCTGTCGAAACCATGGCACCCCCGTTATCTATATTAACTAGATCCTCTAGTGTTTTTTATTATGACACCCATAGGTGTATGATTGACGCTATCAAGCCAAATTCTAATTTCATTGTTGACTTTTTTCTTTTCAGTATGCGTGTGACCAATACTTTTTTTAGCTGCTTTTAAAGCTGCATTTTCAGATGAATGTTTGCTAAGTAAATCACCCTGAATATAATTTCCATTGTATTTATAAACTTTCCACATTATTGTAAACCTTCAATAATATTTCTTACATACAGTTCATTAAAACCAGTGTGCATATATTGAATTTTGCCGTCTGTGTCAATGTATGCATAAGTGGGAAATCCTGTAATAATATAACCATCTAATCCAGTTCCTGTAGAATCAAATATCTTTTCTCTACTGGCATATAAAACTGGGGCTGTAGTAATACCATGATTACTTACCCAACCATTAACTTCTTCCTCAGTGGGTTCAATACCTGAGTAATAACCATCAATTAGAATAGTAGCCATGATAACATTGGAATAACTATCTTGAATAGTTTGTGTAAAACTACCAGCATGCTGGCATGGACCACACCACATAGCTGAGAAATCTAACACAACAATCTTATCTTTTTGATTTTTTAATTGCCAGACCTCTTTATTTTGGTCATAGAGAACAATATTACACGCTGTTGAGCCAACAGAAGCTTGAGAACAACCTTCAGCAGCAATAACACCAAACTCAGTTGGAATTTCTTCAGCAACTTTTGATTGTGTGTCTGTCTTTTGTGTTTCAAGTTCAGCAGGTCCGCATGTCAACAAGCTGAGTATACTAATTAATTTCATTTTCAAATACCTTATATGTTTTACAAATTCTATTAAAATTCTGTTGTGTGATACCTAAAAATCTACTGGCATCAGCTTTTGTTTTCGTAACTGATAAAGAAAATTTTAATAAAGCTTCTTTAGTTATAGAGTCCATTTTATTCCAAAGATCTAAGCCATATAATCTATTGTTTAGTAAATTGGTAGATAATTCTAATTTGATTGCAATTAAATCTTCAAGTGATAGTTTATTAATACAAACTAATAACTGATCATTAATAATATTATGATCTTTTAATTTATTGATAGTACTATAATCTTTCATAGACTTTCACAACTGACAGTTTAACTATAATACTGATTTTTTATCTTGTCAAGTAAAAAACGAATATTTTTTGATTTTATTCTCATCCACCTAATTTAGAATTAATGTAAGCATCAATTATTTCTGCCATTAGTGTCTGAGGTTCTTGATTTTGTAAAATAAGATCTCTTAAAGTAAACTTATCTTTGATTTTTATACCATTTCGATATTTTGCTGGTCTAATGACAGAATCTAAATTATTGGGATCAACATCACCCGGTAAATTTTTTTTAATTTGCTCCTCAGTAACTCTATTTGCAATATACAAAGCCTCTTTTAAAGTATCGATATCGGTAACTCCAGCTAAAGTGGATCCAAATTCATCTTCTAATAATTCTGTGACAGTTTTATCTTCATCAGCCATTATAATTCCAATTCAGTTGCGTCATCATCCGCCGGCTCAGTTGCTGGTTGATCAGCGGCCGCCATATCATAAGCTTTGTTTGTAGGTTCATCGACTGATGGTTCTAATTCTTGCTCGAACTTTTTAAAGTAAAGTTTAAGATTCGCGATTAAATAATCATAAAACAATTCTTGGTCTTCAGGATTTGAAAGTAATTCATAAGCATCAATAATATTTGTTTCTATTTTTTTGAACGATTGGTACGCCACATTACGCCCAGTTTCGTCACCTTCGACGCCCGCTCCGAACGAATCTCTCGGATCCGCTTCCTTTTCTTCATCATCTGCAGATTTCTCGGCATCAGTGCGAATATCGATAAACTTATCATCATCAGAACCGCCAACATTTATTGATACCTCCTCTTCCATATCTTTTATGCCTTCAGACTCACCTTTATGTGCATCATTGTTGATTTCAACAGGAGTTAAAGTATTAACCACAGCGTTAACAATGTGTGATCTGTAAGAATCTCTTTGGTTTTTATCTGTTGTTAGAGACTTGTAGTCCTCTTCAATAATCGGAACTATTTTTTTCAATAACTGTTCCAAAACATTAATTCCAGTAGACTTATTTGGAGTTGGGTCCGTGTCACTAACATTTTCACTCAAGTTTTTAAGTTCAATATCCAAAAAACCTTGGATTAACTTACGAAGTTGAGTTTCTTCATTTAGTTTTTTACTCTTGACAGAGCGAATAATTTCTCTTATACTCTGTCTTAAGATTTGTTCTTCTTGTTGGTTCATTTTACAATGCCTCTTTCCTTAATTAGTTTCATAACCTCGTCAATCAAACTTAAATCGATATATTCGTTTTTCTTTTTCTTTTTGTTTTTGAGTCTAACCGACCCATATCCCAAAGGGGCTGCATATCCCCCAACAGCACCCGCTCCTGACATTTCATCGATGGTATCGAGCCCAAGTATATCTAACACTGTATTAACGTTCTCTGCACCAACAAAATCAGCGATTTCCTCGCGGTTGTTATTAGGATCACCGAGCGCATTACGAAAATCTGTTGCACTATATGGCTGCCCACTATCTCTTTGTGTTGGCTCCACACCGGTCACCGGTACCAATTCAACTCCTTGCTTAATGTACTTTACTGCTCCAGTCCATCTTTTACAATCGCCACCTTTATTGCTACAACCCAACATAACTCTATCACCAACATTAATTGGTCCTTCATCGCCAATGTATTCATATGCAGCAGTTAATGGTGATGCATGGGGCGAAATTCTAATATCAACATTGCCCATACCGGCCGCTAGAGTTTTCCATATTTTCAACGAATCTTCAGCAGTTATCTCTCTACCGTTTGGTAGTCTTCTACCGCTTTTAGTAGGGCGAGAAATTAAAACAATAACTTCATCAGCCATGTTAGCATATTTTCGCACCATGTCTAAATGTCCTCTATGTGGTGGCTTAAATGCACCGGGAACAATGGCAATTGTTTTTGGATATTCGTCATCAACAACCGGATCATCGTCTTCATCCTCATCTTCATTTAGTTCAGACGAGAACTTATCACTTTTATCAATGGCAAAATTAGCTTTACTAAATTCTAATCTATCAACAAATTTTATTCCATTGCCTCGATGATCCACAGCGACATATCCTTCTGGATTACTAGCAACTAAATCTCCAGATTCATTTTCAATAAAATGTCTTGTTCTGTAAACAGCGTTGTTATATTTTTGAATAAAAATGTTTTTAGCTTCAAATAATAATCGACTAATCCTAAAAATATTCTCTATGTCTTCTCTTCTTTCTTTAAAAGATTGTAAAGTCTGTCTAGTGTTTTGTGTTGCTTTTTGTTTACCTTTCACACTTTTAAGATTGTTTATCTTCTTTTGAGAACGTTGTGAATACCAGTTTAAGAATCCCTCATACGAGCTTTCTGGATCTTCTAAAAAGTTACCAGCTTTAATTTCACTATTAATATAAATGTTTAAAAGTGCCGCGGGTAGGTCTTCATAATTAATGCGTTCATTAACTTCGTCAGCCTCTGTTACTAATCTAACAATTTCTGCCTCTTCATCCTCCGTTAACGTCACAACGCCGGTATTATCATCGAAGTATGCATCATCAAACCACACTCCGGGTGTTTTTCTAAGTCCAGATATGTCAGCGCCAAAACTAGCATTGCCATCTAAATCATTATAAGTTGTGTGAAAAATAATTCCAAACTTAGACTCACCAATTTCTCTTCCAAGATCAGAGTTTACAGGGACTGTATATGTAATGGTGTTTGGTTTAAAACGATAATGAGGCTCACCATCAACTTCAATAGTCGACACCATTCCATCGTCAAACATAAAATCACCTTGCAGAATGTTTTGGATCTTGAGTGCCGGCAAATACCGTAAAGCTTTGGTTAATTTATCAACTAGTCCGGGCGCGTGCCCATGATTCTTAACAATATCTTCTTCGGTATAATTAATCTTTGGTACTTTATTAAAAATAGATTTAGTACCAACAAAGAACCTACCATTTTCAGGATTTGTGCCAGCGAAAATAGCAGGCGCTCCGTCCCATTTGACGGACGTTTGAATCTTAGACTTGGTGTTACCCTTAAGAACCTTTAAAAGCTCTAGAAGGAAGGCTCTAGCCATGTTATAACCATCTGAGCCTTGGGTAAGCACCAATTCTTCTAAGTGTGTGAGATGAGTATTAGCTTTCGCCATTATTCATCTCCTTTTGACTCTTCCAGTATATTAAGTTTTTCTTGAAGAACACCAATGTCATTATTCAATTTACGTGCAAATCTTTTAACTTCACGTAAGTGCTGTCTCGCTAACTGTAACCTTCGTTTTTCAGTTAGTGTTCTTGGTTTAAGATTGGAAATAATTTCTTGGAGACCTTGAATATAGGTAAAGATAGTCTTTTCATCAACACTCTCATTTAAAAAATCTTTCCACGCTTTGTCTAATGACATTGTTTGTTCCTCTTTTGAATGTAATAATAATAGTTTTTGTATAAACTTATTCCTGCTCAATTTAAGAGCAACTTTTATACTTACCGGACATGTTCTTAACCTCTAAGATGCTTACGAAGTAAGTTAGCAATTGCTTCTTGTAAAGGATCAACGGACTCATTTTTCTTATCATCGTCATCTTTACCATGCTTTTTCTTCTTAGCATCAGCAGCAGCTTTCTTCATAGATTCTTCTTTGTCGCCATCTTTATCTAAATCAATATAATCAGGTTTTGCAGCTTCATCAAGATCTTCCTCTTCTTCGTCTAACCGACGGCCGCCAGCAGCACGTCCAGCGCCACGATCGGGCAAGTCACTCTTTGACTGCTCGTCAAGCTCCTCTTCGGTGCCTTCATCAAGTTCTTCACTTTCATCAACCTTATCTTCCTCTTCTCTATCAGAATCTGGGCGCCTATCTCTTTGCAGTTTTGGTTTGCGAGGTCTTTCAGAACGACTAGCCATTGCTAATTCTTCAACTGCTTCTTCTTCACCTTCAGCTTGAAGTTCACCCTCACCACTGAATTCATTAAACTCATCAAGTGAGTTAAATTTAAAACCCCAAGCTTCTGCGAGAAGCTGAGTTACTTCTTTGTTTTTCCAATCTTTAGTAGACATCTTTTTTTCTCCTTTTTGTAGATGTTCAAAATAAGTAGTATTTTTTACACTGTCTTCCCAATCTCTGAAGCACATATTTCCAACTTCATATGCTTCACGTTCCATTTCTCTTAAGTGCTCATCATTTTGAGCATACCCATCACCCATAGGACCAACTTTATCAAATTCGCCTCTACAATTTTGAGAGTGATGTACTAACTCATGAGATATTGAACGCATGACATCTTTAGGATGACGACCGGTGACATACACTGTAATACTTCTATTATCTGGGTCATAATACGCTGTTTTGCCCAGTGGTTTTTCTGCGTTGTTATCATCACTTCGCAAAAAAAGTTTCGGTGGATTTTTGAAACCCATTCTTTTTTGCGCGAAAGGTAAAAATTGTTTTACCATTGGTGAAATAATTTTAAACATAGAAAAACTCAATATAAATAGTTATTAACGTTCAAATTAACTATTCAAGCTGCTACTCTTTACTAGTTTTAAACTAATAGTAAACAATTCCTTTTCTTCATATTGTTCATTTAAAGGCTTAACAGTCGATATAGAAACCATACGGTTTGATTTTATCACATTTTCAACTTTTAGTAAAATACCATAATTTAAGTTCCATTCGCTAGTTTCTTCATCCCAAGTGGTCCATTGAACAATATCACCAACATTAAATTTTTCTGAAACTAAACTACCAAACTCACTTTTAACGTTCATTATTGTTGACAATCCAAGCACACAAGCCTTTACCTAAATATTTAGCTAAATGCTCTTCCGCCTCTTCAGAGTGCTCAAAAATACCAACTGATTTAACTTCGCCTTCAATTATACAATTAACTAAATAATTTGCACTTATGGGTTTTGACACACCATCATAATCATAGGTGTAAAATTTTTTAATTTTTTTTATCATGCCCTGTTGTTTAATTAGTAAAATTTAACAAAAGAATCAATAATAAAATAACTGTTGGCTGAAATCCAATAACATGATAGAGTGTGAAAAAGAATAAAATTGAAAATGCTGTTTTCCAGAATTTATTAATTTCAAATAACATCAATCAAAGCCAGTAAAAATCAGATTATCTACGTGTATTATAACAACAAAGCCATCATAAGTATAAATTAAAACTTCATCGTCTCCGTCATAATCATCTAATATAACCGCTTTTTGTCCTCTTTTAAGACTTATAAATGATTTAGAATCAGGGCTATAACAAAATAAATTACCTGTTCCGCTTATTCCGACCTCTGGTATGAGTTCTATATCTTCTAAATCATCTTCATACGGTATTGAACCATTAAATTGTTTCGCAGCTAATTTTAAAATTTGTAAGGCTTCTTTAGTTATTTTTTTAGCCTTTGCCATCTTAGAAGTAACTACTCAAAGCGATTGCAGTCGCCATAACGAATTGAACAACCATGAAAGCAGTCATTGCTTTTGTCTTATATAATTTAAGTTCTTCTATTTCTTGTAATGCGACTTTTAGCTGTGGAGGTGATGCTATATCGTCCATCTTATCCTTCCAAGCTTTTAATTCTTGAACTTTGTCTTCTCTTGCTTTAAGTTCAGTTAGTTGATATTTAACGTCTTGTAATTCCAAGCGCAATGCATCAATACCACCAGACAAAGTTTCTAGTTGTTGTAAAACAAGTTTAGAATAATTTTCCCAACCGTTACTGGACATCGTGAACCCTCCACGATATAACTAGTTGTCTCAGGGCACTTTTTCTGGAATACCTTCTACTACTTTATAAATATCAAAGTTTTCCACTCTACCATTTTCAGATGTTTCGTTTTTTACTGCTTTCATGTCAACAATATTATTATCAGAATCATCATAAAATTCTATTTCTCTAATATTATCATATTTTGAAAGTATGACATCCCTAACATATTCACCTTTATTTCCACCTTCGTTGCCAATCATAATAATATTATTTGTTTTAATTGGATCATCAAAAGTTTGTAATACTCTGTGAATATCGTCGATTGCCACCGGTGCTCTAGCAGTTAAAATCATGACTTGCGTATTTGAGTCAGCTAGTCTGTCTCGTAAAATAGAAGTAATATTTGGATTCTCAACTGCATTGTTTACTTGATCAAGTGGAGAGAAATCAAACTCGTAACCACCATCATTTTTAAGTTTGTCATATTCTTCTTGAGATGAAATATTAAATTGTTTACCAGTTTGTTTATCTATAACAATAATATATCCTTCAGAAAATGCTATTGTTTCATCAAAATCAAAAATAGATAAACGAGTTGCTGTTTCAATATTTTCATTTAAATACTTTCGCCAATTTTCAAGTAGGAGTTTCATCCGAACGTTCTCTTAAACACTTCTGGAGTTTCTGTATTATCTAGATCCAAGATTTTTGCTTTTATACTCTCGACCTCTTTATCGATTGCTTTTTGAAGACGATGATTACCATCCAGAACATATCGATATTGTCCACCGCTCTTCACAACGTTAATTGGATACTCTAAACTTGCGGCAGCTACTCTCTCTGCTCCTTGTGTTGGCAAAGACGGTAATTGTTGCGAGAGTTCTAAAACATTAATATTAACAGTCTCATCTCCCAAATAATCAACCACATCCCCAATTGTAACCTTATCATTATCAGTTTCCCACGATGTATCGCGCCAATTTTCAAGTAGGAGTTTCATCCGAATGTCCCCACATAAGCTTTTATTTTTTCTTTGCCCGCTTCTCTTGCTGCCTCTACTCTGTGTGCACCGTCTATCGTATATAGTGTGTGATCTAAAACGACAGGAGGCGGTTCTGTGCCTCTTTGATCATACATTTCGGCATAATCATCAACTTTGCCTAGATCTGTCCACGCCGTCTCTATTTTATCAAGTTCAATATCTTTAAGAATATAATAAGGATATTGCCTTATCCTATCTATCAGATCCCCCTCTACAAAATCATCCTCTTCCATATGAATAGAACGAACTAAGAATTCTATATCATCGCTCGACTTGATATTCATATTTTCTGTTAAATACTCTCGCCAATTTTCAAGTAGGAGTTTCATTTGTATACCCCATTTCATCTAAAAATTGTTTTGCCTTTTCTTTGAAATCCTTGCAGGTCGCACTCCAAGCCGTGTTGCGACGAATAGCACTTTTCATCTGGTCTAGGTTTGCAAGATTAAAAGCATCAACATTCATATCTTCCGGCACCTCGAACATAAATGATACTAATTCATTTAATCGGATTTCCCCTCTGCCATCATAATACTTGTCTCCGATCTTTAAGGCTACATGGTAAATTTTATAGTCTCCATAGATCATTTCTTCATCTGTATCAGCGTTATGTGCAAATACTAATGCTGCGTCAATACCCCTTCTTTGGGCTTCTTCAGCCAAGGCAATACCAAACATACCACAGTTTCCCGTGAATACATCATCCACCACTTCGTTCACATACTCTCGCCAATTTTCAAGTAGGAGTTTCATTTCGTTAATAAATAGTCCAATATCAAAGGTAATACAATACTTGCATCAGATTGTATAGCAAATCTAGGTGTTTGACTTGAAACTTTATCCCATGTAATCTTTTCATTTGGGGGCGCCCCTGAATACCCACCATACGACGCTGGTGCATCACAAACCTGACAAAAGTAGCCCCAATGCGGAACATCTTTGTTTTCATCTTGCCTTAAAGATGGAACAACACATATCGGCCAATCTCCAGCAATACCCCCACCAATTTGAAGAAATGCTGGGCTTTCACCGGATTCAGTAATTTGTGATTCGTACCAGTTTGCTAATATCGCAAATTGTTCAGTATCACTTACAACAGCGTTATAACCTGTTTTGATCTCACCCTTCTTTACACTGGCAGTAAACATGTTACCTGTTGTGCTGTCACTCCAGCCGGGAACAAATACGGGTATACCAGCGTTATGCGCTGCCCAAACCCAAGACTCATTTAATCGTGGGACTATAACGCCATCTTCAATCAGTTTATCTAAAACACAACACAAATGAAAATAAGGAGTTTTACCACTTTGTTCATTCCAAGATTCTAGTAATAATCCCCACACATGTTGCATAACATTTTCAGGTATACAAGTGTCAGTTACGCGGTTCCAGCCATCTTTAACTAATTTTTCTTCATCGCTCGGAGACAAACTACGCCAATCAACTTGTTTATATCGATGACCCTCAATAGCATTAAAAACATCTTCTTCAAGGTTTGCTCCGGTGCAGCAGATTCCGCCAATCAAGCCTTTTTGAATGGCTGGTGCCAATAAACGGCCGATTCTGGCTGTGCTCATAGCTCCCGACAACGTGATAAATATCTTGTTACCTTTTTCGATATGGATTTCCAAAGCACGTAAGGCATCTCTCAATTCACCAGCATTAAAGTGCAAATAGTTTTCTTCGATTAAATTTCTAACATTCATGATATTAAATCAATCAACCTCATAATATTTTGTTTGCCTGTGGAGCCTGTCCATCTTGATGAAATACAAAAGAAGACTAAATCAAACATAGGCATATTTTCTATATTATATCGTTCTTCTATTAAAAAGTCAAGCTCTGGCAAATCAAAGTCCATATTCTCAGAGTCTTCGTTTCTAATCCATATATATTCTGAAACGTTTTTATCTTTCAAAAAATAAACCCAATTTCCCTCGTCTAAAGTATCGAGAGAATGCCAGCCGGGATAATATACATCATGATGATGGTCAAAATTATATATTGCTAATTGTTTATTGTTTGGTAAAAAATCTAATATTTGATCATGATTCTCAATCAATATAATTGGTGCGTTTAAATTAATTTTGTTTTTAATTACAGATTCGAGAACTTTTATCTTTTCAGGATTACAAGTTGGTTTAGGCACATTATGTTCCTGTAAAATCAACTCCTGCTCTTCTTCAGATATTCTAACACCTTCAATATAGTCGTCATACACTGAAATTGTTGGACTATAAGCATAATCTATGTCAATTGATAGAATATTAGTTGTCGTATTGTTCGTTAGGGTTTTCATTGACAATTGTTTTTGCCCTTAAAATATCTTTCTGATCAACTTCTTTGAAAACAACAGCTTTATTTTCAGGTTCATAATACATACCGATTAAATCTTTCTTAGTAACTGCTTCTATTTCGTCTTCAGTAAGCCTAATAATACCATCATTTTTTTTGACTAAAGCAGCTAAAATAGTGAAAAGATACTCTGGATCTTTCATATATTTGCTCATTTTTTCGCCTTATTCATTCTTTGAGTCTTTTTCTTTGATGCTTCTTTACGCTTTTTAGCGTAATCATATGATTTTTTTAAACGTGCTTTTACTTTTGGGTCTTTAGCATTATTATACGCTGCCCTTGCTCGTTGGTGTATCAAATTAATAATTTGTGATTGACGTTTATGGGATTTAGACTTGAAAGAGTCTTTTGAAAGTGTGTCTTTGATGTCTTGAACGGTTGAAAACTTAACAGAGACTGTATCACTTGGGTTTTCATCCGTGTATAAGCGCCTTCCAGAGCCTTTTGGTTTCTTTCCAGTACCCTTCTTAGGATCTGCTTCATAAAGCTCAGCATTCTCATTCTTACGCTTTTTTTTACGTTTCTTTCCTTTCTTCTTTTTGACACAGTTTGGATACATTTTACCAAACATCTTTTTCATGCCTTTCTTTTCATAGCCCGGCCAACATTTTTCAAGAAGAACTTGTTCTAATTCTTCCATGACAATTTGTTTTAAGTTTTCTTCAGTAACACTCATAATCTTAAATAGTCCTTCCAATTACTAACTAACGATTCATTTGTTTGCATCGATGCAGGCTGTCGTGCTTTGACTGCTTGAGCCATTACTCTCCTGTATACCACATTAAGGTTATCTTCATCGTCCATATCGCCCTCTACAAGCTCTCTAAAAAGTCCAGCCATAATATCAGGCTCGTCAACATTTATCGAGAATACAGTGGTAAATTTAATCTCCCCACCCTGTTCCACAGTTGTTGCATTCATTTGCAGATAATATTGGGTATTTTCGGCTTTTCTTGGTTCTTCCAATAATTGTCTTCTCAACTCAATTCTAAAGTCGCGAGAGTCTGTGATTTGCTTTAATACATCGAGACTAACACCGAATTCTTCAGGATCATAGTAGAAAGTATTGCTAGCAGTGGATTCATAAGAGTCACTGTACTCTCCGTCAGTTTCTAGATCCCACTCATATGATGTCAAATCTCTGTCTTCAATTTGCATTGCTAAATTAACATAGGCACCACCTTCCATCTGACCTTCTCTTCTAAAGTATTCAATCAATATTGCTTCAAATG